ACCATAGGAACATTTGGTCTAACTTCTTGAGCAAAATTCCAAAGCCAAACATAAAATCTTGGGTCTGTCATAAACCATAAAATATCTGGTTTAAATTGTGTTAAAAGAGTTCTTATTTGATCTGGGGTGCCATAGCCATCAACTGGTAAAATGATGAGATCGTCACCCCATTCTTCAGTTTTCATTGGTCTGTAATCTTGGTGTTTTACTGCGCCACCAAGGCATAAAAATTTATATTTACCAGTTTTTAACAAAGAATCAATCATATACTTAGTTTGAGTTCCGACACCAGAAGGTGAAAACGGATGATCGCTAAGTACTAAAACTTTCATTTTTTTATCAGACATTTTCTTTTTCCTTTTTGATATCATGATTATACATTATCGTAGCGAGTTCTTTTAGCTCTACAGCTGGCTTCCAACTCAAAATTTTTTCTGCTTTAGAAGCATTTGCTAAAAGCAAAGGAACTTCACTGGGGCGCTTAAAGGAATCATCGATCACTACATGATCCATTAAATTATAACCAGCGATCTCCGAAACACAAGAGATAAAATCACGAATTGTGTAAGTTTTTCCAGTTCCTATAACATAATCATCGGGTACGTCATGTTGTAACATTTTCCACATTGCTTCAACATATTCTTTAGCATAACCCCAATCGCGTTTTGCTTCAAGGTTTCCCAAGCGCAATTCTTTTTGAAGTCCAAGCTTGATGCGCGCAGCTGCTTTTGTAATTTTACGTGTTACAAATTGTTCTCCACGGCGCTCACTTTCATGATTAAATAAAATCCCACTACAGGTAAAAAGTCCATAAGCTTTTCGATAATTAATAACAAGATTATGTGCTGCTACTTTTGCACAAGCGTATGGAGATACTGGGGAAAACGGCGTATTTTCATCTTGTGGAGCGTTGTGATTATCACCAAACATCTCACTTGTGCTTGCTTGGTAAAATTTAGTAGACGGTGATATTGTCCTTATCGCTTCCAAACAGTTTAGAACACCAGTAGCATTTATTTCAAACGTACTTTCTGGTGAGGTAAAAGATGCTCCTACGTGACTTTGCGCTGCGAGATTATAAAACTCATCTGGTAGATATTTTTGCATTAATCTCCAAATTGATGCGCTATCTGTTAGATCGCCATTTTCTATAATCAAGTTCTTGTTGTCTAACAGGTGCTCTATGTTATAGAATTTTTTGTCTTCCATAGAAGACCGCCTTACAAGACCTATTACTTTATAATTTTTTTGTAACAAAAGTTCAGCCAAAAAACTTCCATCCTGACCAGTAATGCCTGTAATAACAGCTGTTTTCATATTAAACCTTTATAACGTCTATTTTGACGGATTTATAATAATTTCCTAATACACTTAGAATTTCATTAATTTGTTTTTCTGTAGAAAGAACCTCCATGTGAATTGGAGGCTCAGTTTCTATTATAAAAAAAACTACTCTATATTTTTCTATGGACAATGTTGTGTTTTCTTAAACTCGCAATAGGTGCAACTCATGCGATTTCTTGGAAAGTTCTTTTTATCAATATTATAGAGAGCCTTCTTTAACATGTTAAACGCATTTTGTGTTTTTTTAGAACCGCTGGTAACACGGAAGATTTCTACATTATCTTTTTTTGCAGTTCTTTTAAGAAGAGCAAAATAGGTTTCAATATTTTTTGGATCAACGTTATGTTTCTGGGAGTAGAAATGCTTATAAAATGTTAGCTGATATGTAACCATAGGATCGCTTTTCTTTTTTTGATCCCAGCCCCAAGCACAACTTTTCCAGTCAAGAATATGAATTCTATCGTCAGGAGTTTTAATAATTAAATCAATAAAACCTTTGAAGTTGTAATTCAGCTCAGGAATTTCTTTAATAGCCTCCAGAATATCTTCCTCCGCAGCCATTAATGTAAACTCACCAAACTGTTTTGTCAATGCAGGAATAATCATTGGAGCAAGTTTTTTACCTTGCTCGCGCATTTCAATTAAAAGATTTTCATCAACAGGAACGTTTTGGTCTTTTAGAAGCTTGATCTCGGACTCAAACTTGTTTATAAAAACATCAATTTCATTTACAGAAGCGTCTTGAACTTTTAATTCAGCTGCTTCATGTAAAGACGTTCCAAACGCAGTATACTCAGATCCGTTGGCTCTTGGAACCTTGTCTTCATATAATAATTTAAATTTGTAAGGGCATTCATTAAAAACTTTAAGTGCAGAATAAGAAATATGTGACATAGCATTCATCCTCTGCCTACAGTATAGCGGAGAATTATTTACTTGTCAAGCTTAAAATTTTTGAATATAGCTTTGGACTAATTTTAGATAGATACTCTGGGTCGTTGAGGAAAAAATGTTCAAATCCATTAGCAAAATATTCTCTTAAAGAAGTAGCACCGTACGGAGAAGCAAACAAACCAGTGCATAATTGATTTAATTTATCATATCCAACTTCTTTATATAAGAAGTTATCGAACTCTGGATTATACTCTGCTCTAATAAATATCGTGGGATCTTTTAGTTCGTGTCCTTGAGTTTTTAAAATTGATCTCAACTGTTTTCTTTTGCCAACAAATTCAGCAGCAACTTCATTGTCTTCATATATTTTAGAGCCAAAAGTTGTTTCTATGGAATGTGCTAATTCATGAATTATTGCTTTGTACAATCCATCTTCTGTTTGATTTTCGTGATTAATATAAATTGCTCCACGCATATAGACTGACTGAACGTCGCGTAATTTTAATTCAGGAAAATCTCCAACAAAAATATAATCTAAGTTTTGAAATAATCTTTTTGGTATTTTTTTTTCTATTCGTTTTTTAACTGCTAAAGGTTCAACCCCATCGGGTAATGGATCACTTACAAAAAAAAGAACGCCATTTATAAAAAATTCTTTACGAGCTTTTTTCATTTTATTATATGATTCTAATATTGCTTTTACGTTGCTCATTTTTTGTTGCGCTTATTAAGCTTTTTACCTTTTTGATTCGCTGTTTCAAAATCTAAGGCAGCTTGTTCATAACCACGAATAAAATTTTCCTCTGCTACAACCATTAGAAATTCTGGAAATTCTTTGGCGATAACTTCTACAATCATTTCAACTGTAATATTTCCATCAGCAGGATTTAATTTATTACCAACATAATTTACGAGCCAAGTTTTTAACTCTGTATCTTTTTGAACTGTTTCTTTTAGTGTTGGATTTTCTACGCTTTCCATATTTTCCTCTATAAAACGCTGGCAGCCAAACTGGCGACCGCAGAGCGTTCGCCTTTTTGTAATGAAATATGACCAGCTAATTCAAATGGCTTGAATTTTTCCACTGCATAAGTTAAGCCATTGTTTGTTGCGTCAAGGAACGCAGAATCTATTTGATCAATATCACCTGTCAAAATAATTTTTGTTCCTTCACCAACTCTTGTAATAATAGTCTTTAATTCATGCATTGTTAAGTTTTGGGCTTCATCGATGATAATGAAAGCATTTGAAATTGAGCGACCACGAATAAACGTTAGAGCTTCAATTTCAATTGTTCCTTGCTCTTGTAACATCTTCATATGCTCTTTATCATCGCCCATAAGGAATTCTAAGTTATCTTGAATTGGCGCAATCCAAGGCATCATCTTTTCTTCTAAGGTTCCAGGCAAAAATCCAATATCTCTACCCATTGGTTGGACAGGACGGGAAACAATAAGCTTCTTATATGTTCTATCGTCAAGAATTTGCTTCAGACCAGCCGCCAATGCGATCAATGTTTTACCACATCCTGCACGACCAACGAGTGAAACAATCTTAACATCTTGATCCATTAGCAGATCAAAAGCAAATTGTTGCTCTTTATTTTTAGGACGAACATCCCAAATACCTTCTTTGTATTCTTTTACCTTAGAAAGCGGATGATTATAGTTTTTAAACTTTGCCAATGCTGTCTTTTTTTCGTTTGCATTTGATACAAGCATTACATATTGATTTGGGTGCAACTTAATATCTTTTTCTTCCAACGAAAGTTTCTCGCCAGCATAAAAACGATCAATGATTGCATCATCAACTAAATGTTGAGCAAAACCAGTGTATACTTCTTCAGCTTTATCTACGATTTGATTAGTAGTGTAATCTTCTGCCGTAAGACCTAAAGCATCTGCTTTAACACGAACGTTGATATCCTGGGACACAAGTACGACTCTTACACTACTGTTTTCACCGACAGAGGCATTAAAAACAGTTGCAAGTATTTGATTGTCTGGGTCTTCCATGCTCATATCGCTTGGAAGTTTGCAATCTCCATAATTTTTTACTCGCAATACTCCTTTTTTACCACCAAGCTTAACGCCTTCGGCAAGAGATCCTTTTTCTCTTAATTTATCTAACTCGCGAATTACTTGTCTTGCGTTAGCGCCAACACCATCTTGACGTTTTTTATGTTTATCAATTTCTTCTAAAACTTTTAGAGGAATCACTACGTCATTACTTTTGAATGCATATAGTGCATTAAAATCGCTAAGTAGAACGTTTGTATCTAATACATAGATTTTTTTTGACATTAATTGGTTTCCCTTATGTGGGTGACGTAATGATATATTGTAACATCTTTTAGTTTTTGTTTCAACTCGTCTGAGATTTTTAAATCATCAATGCTTTTCTCATCACGTTCCATCGTTTTAATTAGTTCGTACCCATCTTTAATATTTTCTTTCTTCAAGATAATTTGATAAGCCTCTGCCAGAAGCCCTCTGTTAGAAAGATCCCTATCAACTGCCGTCCGATTAATTGAAAGCGCTTGTAGACCCGTTAGCAGCGATTTATAGGCTACTACTGAATGCCCGATGGCAACGCCGATGTTCCTTACGATGGTTGTATCAGAAAGGTCGCGTTGCATTCTTGAGATTTGTAACTTGTCAGACATAAAAGATAACAAACAATTTGCTAATTCAAGGTTGCCTTCTGCATTCTCAAAACGGATTGGATTAACTTTTTGTGGCATCGTTGAAGAACCAACTTCATCCGTTGTAACTTTTTGATTAAAGTATCCATAAGAATTATACATCCAGATATCACGGCATAGATCAATCAAAATATTGTTTGTCATGCGAATACGATCAAAATATTCGCTGATGCTTTTATTATTTGCAACTTGTGTTGTATAAGGCTCTGGATCAATATCATATCTTCTAAGGAATCTATCCATGAAATCTTTCCAGTCATGATTTGGGTATGCAATATAGTGAGCGCTTAAATTTCCAACTGCTCCACCAAATTTAGCTTTAAAATGAAAATCTGTAGTCTCATTCCAGATGGCGTCAATTCTGGAGATAAACACTTGCATTTCTTTTTCAAAAAGAGTTGGAACTGCTAATTGCCCATGAGTACGCGCAGGAAATACGCATTTGTTTCTTTCGCTGAAATAATGGAGAGCATTAATAATTTCATTCATATAGTATGACATTTCACTTTGATTAAAGCGATCAAGAGCGATACTTGTTGCAAGGCTGTTAATATCTTGTGATGTCAAACCAAAATGAATCATGTGATCGTGAGGAATACCATAATTTTTAAATCTTTCACGTAAATAATACTCAATAGCTTTAATATCGTGTTTTGTTTTTTCTTCAATAACTTTAATATGTATTGGTTGAATATCTTTATAAAGATCTGTAATCCAATGATGATCTTCTTCTGAAAGCTCTAAGTCAAGTTCTTCGCAAAGAGCAACAAAATAATCAATCTCAATTTCAGTTTTAAACTTTAGTTGCGCGTCTTCACTAAAATAATCGTGGAGTTCACGAACTTTTTCAAAATACCGATCATCAAGTGGCGATAACACTTTTAGCTCCGATCTTTGTCACTAAATCATTCATAACAATCCCAGAAGCCACGCCAGCATTAAGACTTCTGACGCTACCGAATTGAGGAATATAAACAAAACGATCACAAAGTTCAAGCGTTTCTGATGTGATTCCGACGCCTTCTTCACCAATGATAAGTAGAGTATTGCTATCCCATTCAAACTTATCCAGAGAGATAGCAGAGCTAACGCTATTCTCAACGCCAACAAGCGTGTATTCCTCCTTGAGTTTGATAAGTTCTTCTCGCGCCTTTAAACGAATTACATCTGTATAGTGATGGGTTCCCACCGTACCTCTACGATCATAGTGCTTGTTACCTAAATAGTAGACACAACGGGCATTGAACGCATTTGCGTTTCTTACCACGGTTCCAATATTAAAATCTCCAGCAAAGTTTTCCATAAGAACTGCATACGGAAAAGCTTTTTGCTGAAGATCTTTTTTAATTAATTCTGTTGTCCACTTGGTCAAACGATCATGCTTGTATTTGTCTGAAATGTTGCGGGTGTCTGTGTTCATACAGAAACTATACCATCAGATAAATTTTGTGTCAAGACTGAAATTGTCAATTGGCTCAAAATATGGACGGATGCAATCAAAAATTTCTTGATCTGAGCTTCCTTGCATAGAAACCCAACCAGCGCAATAATGATCCTCAGAATACATTCTCCAAAGCTCATCGCATTCTTCAAGCGTAGAAAAAAAGCCTTTTTCAACTAAAATTAGATGTATACGTTGCACATCTTTTAAGAAATGAAACTTTTCTTTTTTAATCTTGATTCTTCTTAAGTTGGTCATTTGCTTCTTGATCCTTATAATATTTTACTGAGCTTTCTATTGCTTCACACATAAACTTATCAAAACGTTTTTGTGACCAGCGCTTCAAACCAAAGTATTCTTTAAAACCTTTACGAAAATCCTTATCTGCTTCAAATACTACAGTAGCAGAACCATCAGGATTATCAATTACTTCTTTGACAATAAGAAGACCACCGAACATATTAGTTTGGTTGGTGTTTTCCATTTTTTATATCCTTTATGATTAAGTCCATCATAAAAGTTCCAACTGCGTTTGCCACTTCAATATCTTCTGGTGACCAATCGCATTCTTCACAAAGAAGAAAGGTTTCGTCTACGATTTTTCTTTCGTAAACAAAACCTTCTTTGTGGCAGCATTCACATTTCATATGGCTACCTTTATTGGTGGAGAACACTTTTTTTGGTGCAAATTAAAAGGTCTACACTATTTATATTTGGTGGAGCTTCCGGGTACCGCCCCCGGCTGAATCCTGCTTGCAAAGCAGGCGATCACTCTATGCAATCCCAAGCCCCACGATGGAGACAACATGAAAACTATAACACAAGCTTGTCAGACTTGTAAAGAAAATTTTGAAGCACAGCTTCGTGAAGTAAATAGAGGCAACGCAAAATATTGTTCAAAGAAATGTTCTGCTGAAGGTGTGAAAAAGAAACTACTGGAACGCAGTGCTAAAATAAACGCTCCGAATATTGAGTGTTCATATTGTAAGAAAATATTCTATAAAAATGCTTCGCAAAAAGAAAACTCTAAAAAAAATTTACATTTTTGTTGCAGGGAACATAAAGATTTAGCCCAAAGAATAGAATTTGGTTTAAAAGAACTACAGCCTTCTCATTATGGGTCTGGAGATTCTCACTACCGAGAGATTACATTTAGAACAAAACCAAAAATTTGTGAATTATGCGGATATAATAAATACTCTGAAATCTTAGAAGTACACCATAAAGATCGTAATAGGAACAATAACGCTATAGAAAACTTAGTAGTTGTTTGTCCGACTTGTCATATGGAAGAGCATTTCTTAAGTAAGGATGGAAAATGGAAAACAAAAACGGCAACCCCCGAAAAGGCTGCCGTCTAAGTTTGGAGCGGGCAACAAGATTTGAACTTGCAACATTCTGCTTGGAAGGCAGAAGCTCTACCATTGAGCTATACCCGCATATAAGTAGGTTGTTTTTATAGAGAACAACCAAAAACTCTTTACTTATTTTACTTTACTGGTGAAGCTGGTGGAGCTGGAACAACTGGAGCTGGAGTTTCTGATGGTGTTACTGATCCGCCATCAACAACTTCAACAACCACTGGTGATTGAACACCAGAAACAACCTTAACAGCTTCGGTTGACACAGCTTCTACCTTAGCAGGTTCAACTACAGCGGTGGTTGGGGTTTGCACGGCTTCAACCTTCTTACCACAAGCAACAGCGGTTGATAGAGCAATTACAGCGATTAGTGTCTTCATATTATTCTCCTATTCAATAATTTTGTCTACAAGACCATACTTGAGACAAGTTTTAGCATCCATATATATATCACGTTTTAAGATGTCTTTTAAGACATTTTTTGGAATTTTCGTATATTGCCCATAAATCTCGTTGATTCGATCCATGAACAAATTGCAATTTTGCATATCATCTTTCATGCTTTCAAACTTTCCCCACATACCACCAGAAAGTTGGTGAATAAGCATGAATGAATTTTTGCTGATTGACCTCTTCTTTGCAACAACTGAAATAAGGGTTGCGGCAGAAGCAGCAGAACCTTCAATAATAGAATGGACGGGCGCTTTGCAATTTCTTACATAGTCTACAGCAGCAAAACCATCTAATAGACTACCGCCATTACTATTGATATGTAATTTTAGTTCAGGAACTGGTATATCCAGAACCATAGCTGTGGCGTTTAAATCTGCTCCAATCGTTTTAAGTTTTTGATTGAGATTAAGAATAGATTGTTTATTGACATCGGTGTAGAAAAAGATAGAGTTGCTAATTTGTTGCACTTCGTTGCTATCATCATTATCATTTTCTTCTGCCGTTGGCTTACTTGCCAGAATATACATATTTTTCATATGTCACCATTGTTATTTCTTGCTCTTCTTTTCAGACTTTTTACGAAGCATCTTTTCTTCGATTTCTTCAAGAGCAGCTTTCAATGATGGGTCTACACGACTTTTTACAACGTATTGTGTACCAGCGACACCACAACGCTTTACTTTGAATTGAGTTGTACCAGTTTTGTCATTTGCTCGTAATGACTTACGAAGAGCATCAGCTTCTTCAAATGAGTCAAAATAGCTTTCGTTTTTCCAAGGTTCACCTTGAACTTGCTTTGTTGTTTCTTCCATTTTACGACCCTCCTTCGTCATTCCAGACGGCTATAAGAACACTCTACCAGAGCAGAATAAACTTGTAAAGAACAAAATAATAGGTGTGTTGCTACACCAAAGCGGAATCCCATTGCATTGCAGCTTTCACCTTTTTATCGGTTACTCCATTATTCTGGACCGCTGCACCGATACATTTCTCCTATTCCCCAACCACAGAGCGTTTGGTTTATTCACAATTAAGGCAATCGACATTTGGATTCTATTTATGTGGAGCCGTAGCTCGTTTTCACACTCAACGTAGATAATCTATATAACAGGGTTGGATTATCCTTAGCCTTTTTAGATCCGCTTTCGCATAATGTCCCTATCGGAAAATTGCCGCGCTCCGTGGATTTCGCCGCACTCTTTAAAGGATGGACACTCTTAATCCGACCTCCCGATTATTTTGCTCGTAGAAACAAGTATGCCACAGACGCCCCTTGTTGTCAAGCGGTCTGTGGCATTATTTGGTGGAGTTAAGTTTTTTAAACGCTTCCTTCTAAAACTTTCAAAGCTTTTTCTGAATAGGCTACTCTTTTGTCGTGATGTAACATAGCGCTTCCATTTACTCGTTTTGTTATTGTTGCAAGATCCCATTTATCAGCAGCTTCAATTAATTTACGATCTATAAAATATTGACAAGCAATTTTAACTGATATCGTTGGATCGCAGGCGAGGTCTGGATTGTTCACTAAATCCACGGCAATTTTTTTACCATAATCAAAATAATTGGCGCGTCCAGTTAGTTGCAATAAACCTCTACCAATATATCTTGGTCCATCACCAGTTTTAATATTTCCTAAATTTTTACGTCCTTCATAAAGCGTCCCAACTGGTTCATTTGGATCGTTTGGGTTTTTTTTATTCCATTTACTTGGTAGCTCTTTATCGTATTTTAATTCTCCACTCTCGACAGCAATTTGTCCTAATAGGGCAGCGATTCGTTTTGGAGTATCAAATCCCATTTGGCTACATGTATTTAATAAAATTGGCGCATACAATTTTAATTTATCTATTGGAGCTTTTGGAAATATTTGTTTTAATTCTTGCTCAGTTAATTTCATCTCCCTTCTCCTTATAATAGCTTAAAATATCTAACTTACTTAAGTAGTTATTAAAAACTCTTGCGTTCATTCCTAAAATACGCATAGCTCCTTTTTTTGTTCCAGCAATGCCAAGAGCTGCTTTAAACATGGCATCACGAACAAATTTAGGAGTTGACTTCCAAACAGGAAGGCATAATAGCGATGTAGGATTTTTTGATAAGGCAAGTTCTAATTTAAGACCAATAACTTCTTCCATTGTTAGATTTGCTAACAAGGTCTCAAAATATTCATTGCTCTTCTTTTTTTCTCTTAATATCTTGGAGAGAGAGTAGCGATTTATTGTAGTATTCTTCTTGGTCATTATGTAATCCTAAAAGAGCATAACCTGCAATATCACGCCACGGTGATTCATCAAAAGCGTCTTTTTTGTTTGCTATACGGAAAAGTTTATCAATAACTCTTATAATAGCAAGAGCGTCCGTATATTGATTGGGTTGAATCCCATTCGGATATAGAACGCTCAAGATCTTGTGACATTCAGCAAAAGAGCTGCCATATGCAGCATTTTTTTGGTCTACTAATTCACCAACTTGCGTACCGATCTCTTTATATGTGCTCATAAAGACAATCTATCACAAGTTTTTATTTAGTTAAACCTTTTTCTTCTTTTTTGAAGAAGTCTTTTCTGCTTCGGTAGGTTCAAATTCAACAACAGCTTGCTCTGCTTTTTCTTCTACTTCTACAGACACTTCTTGTTTTTTTTCTATTACTTCTAATGCTACAGCCTCTTCCGAGATTTCAGAAATTTCCTTGAGACCTAATGGCAAACTTTTTTCTTGTTCTTTTTTCTCTACTGTTTTTTCTTGTTTTGATGCAAGTAATTTTGCTATTTTTTTACGTCTATGAGCGTTCATTTTATATCTCCTCCGTTTCTTTTTCTGGTTCTAATTGTGCGCCTACTTCTGCCTCTTGGTTACCATTCATTTGCTCCTTGTTCTTCTTTTCCTCTTCGTATTCAGGAGTCGTTGGCTCTGGCACCGTAGTCTGCAATTCGTCTTCGAATTTATCAAAATAAAGTTTCAAGTTTGTAATTAAATACTTATAAAATAAATCTCTATCTTCTTCATTAGCAAGAATAGAATAAGCTTCTCTTATTTGTTTCTCTACTCTCTTAAAAGCTTGAAGAGCAATATTTCTACCAGTTTCATCTTCGCCTTCTATCTCTACGAAAGCGTCTTCTGGCTTAGGTTCGGCATTTGATTCTTTTTCTTTTTCTGACTCTTCTTTCTCTTTTCTATCTGCTTTAAGTGGAATAAAAGATGGATCAGCTTCTGGACCGTCTATCTTTACTTCAATTTTTTCTTCTAATTCTTCGTCTGGGCTTTGCTCTGGTTTTTCTTTGCTGACTGTTATCGGCTTCCCAGCATGTCCTCCTGCCTTAAACATCATGGAAATAGGAGTAAGCATATTTTCTACACTTTTAATTATATGTGCTCTAAAGCTTTTTCTTTGCTGTATATCTGTGCCAAGTTTTTTATAATAAGACTTAAGAATAGGAATGATCGTTTCTAAAAGATCTGCCAAGACATTTATACCAGTTGATTCATGAGTAACTACGTCTTCTGCTTCGCGAATAAGTTTGCGAATCATTTTTCTTAATCTATTTTCTTCTAAACGTTCTTGTAAAAATTCTTTTTTTTGAATTTTTTTTGTTTGTCGCAAAACATTTCTTACGTATTCACGTAATACACTTAAATCATCCATCTAATTTTCCTCTTTTTTGTCTATATTTTTAACCACATATCCAACTACTGATGCGGCTGTCGACATTTCTTTTAGGCGCTTAAAGTACTGAACTTGTCTTTCTCTTTCCTTAGCGGCGGATTTTGTTTTATAGCATCCTAAATTTTTATTTTCTTTCTTAGACAATAAACAATATTTATTTCCTTTTTTTCTTATGTGCTCAGTTAATAGCTGTTCAATCATACCATGTATGTAGGTTTCTGTTACTGATTTTTTATTTTTTTTACCCTCTGGTTCTACATAGGCTTCTGATTCTCTAAATTTATTAACCAAAAAATTATACAAATTTTTGTTATAGACACCTAAAATTGCCTTAAAGATATTTTTATCTCCTTGAGCAATTAATTTTCTTATTTGCGTCCCAGAGTCAAACTTGATATTTTGTTTTTTTCCTTTTTCGTCGCTGACTGAGACTGAGCTGATGACATGAGGCGCTACGTATACATAGTAAGCGCTCTGCCCCTCTTGCAATGGTCTCATAGCTCCTTTATTAGTCTCATAATTATTATTATCAGTTACTTTAAATCTTGGCGCTTTTCCATCTTCGCCAACCATATCTTTTTGCCCAATTATATAAACAACGGCTGTGGTAGCTTGATCGAATTGCTTTAAAAAATTTGTTGGCTTGTAGGGATTATTTTCTTCTATTATTTTATCTGCTGGTATATCTTGCTGCACCATTATTGATTTTTTCTCTGAAAAATTTAGAGGACTTTTTGGCAATTTTACAATATCTGAAGTTACCACGTATGTATTTTCTTCTCCAAATTCTTGTTGAGCAGATTTAAAAACCTCAACATGATGCCTTCCCATTGGCTGGAATCTGCCAGCATAAACAGCAATTACTCTTTTTACCGAATTGTTGACAGCTGTTTTTTGTTTTTCCTTAGCGACTTCTGTTATCTCTTTTTTCATCGCAGGAACGTTTCCTCTGCCATACTTAAATAATCCTAAAATTTGGTTTGCTGGTGCAAAATTACCAGTAAATTTATAAGTGACGCCATCGTAATCAAAAACAAATCCTTCCGCTGCTGCTGTTATTTTTTCTGCATTTTTTAGTTTTTCCATTTGACGTTTTAAGATAGCCATCGCTTCTTCATTACCAGAAGATTTTATAGCATTAATTGCTGTATTAATTTCTGCTTGCAGCCTTTTAACTTCTTTAGAATTGTCTAAAACAAAGGCGCTTTGCAGTCCTTTCAGCATCTCTGAAGCGAAGTCTGACACGATATCTTCTAAGGGCGCTATGGCTCTCTTTAAAATTTCCGATGGGGTCTCTCCGTTAAATATCGTACTTTTAACATATTCTTTTTCTTTTGGAGTTAAATCTTTATAAATTTGCGGTAATTTTAAATCACTAATTCCTAAAATTTTTTTTGCTATATTTAAACTAATTATTGGCTTTATTGAGCCAATTTGGTATTCTCCTTTATTTAAAATAGAATTAACTAAAATTTTTACTCTCGCTAACATAAAATCATCAATAGTTGAATCATCATTAAGAATTTTTTTACCAGAATAATTTGTAGCACTCAAAATTCTATCTATTGAAATAATTGCTTTTTGCAAAGGTTCTTTATTTGTTAATGCTTCAAGCGTTTTTATAGCATTAACTTGTAAACCATAATTTTCATCTTTTATTTTTTCTTGAGCTGCGTTTATTATTTTTTCTAATTTTAAAGCCTTTTCTGTCAATTCAGAATTTGCTACTGGTTTTCCAGTAGCTCTGTCGAACTGCGCGTGACCGACGCGATGTATTACAAGAGATTTCACATCGTAATTAATTACGTTTGGCGTTCTTGGGTCCATAACTTCTGCATTGTAATAAATGCTTGTATCTGGACCAAATAATTCTATTTGTGTTTTATGATCTAAGTCTTGGACTGCTTTTTCAAAAATTTTTAAAGCATCAGTAAATGTATCTTTTAGTGCTGGGTTTGGTCTATCCGCAAATTTTTCGGCTAATTGTTCTGGCGTTAGACCTCCACCTTTAATTTCTGATTTGTTTCTCACCCCTTTTGCTCTTCCATCTTCTACAGAGAAGGAAACCATAAGATTCTGTCCGTCTGTTTTTTCGGTACCCACTAATTTTCCATTAGCCGCCGCTGTAAATATTTCTTTAATTTTTGCAAAAGTGAGTTCTCCATTGTCATATAAATGGTTCATATGACCAGCCGCCCCGCCCTCATTTAATAAATTTTTTACCATATCTATTATCCTTTTTTATTTACAATTATATCATATGAAAAAGGTCGCTCATGCAAAGAAATTACTCCAGGTACTGACAATGCAATAGGAACTTGTGCAATTGATTTATTAAATTGCTCATTTGAAGAACTTATAGCTGTAATTATAAATTCTCTACTCATATTTATTTTTTAATGGCTCGTTTTAATAATTCTTCAAACTTCCACTGTTCGTATTGTGAAAATCTTTCAGAAAATAATCTTTCTTTTTTATTTAATAATTCTGGGTATGGGTGGGCTACTGCCTCTTCTAATTTTTCTTTTCTTTCGTCATTAGTGAAACTATCATCTTCTTTTTTTAGACTTTTTTGTATCTTTTCGCTTCTTGCAGCTTCCCAGCCTTCAATTCTATCGTCATCTTTTACGTCTGCTTCTGGCGGGATTCCCATCTCTTTAGCTTTTTCTAAAGACATTGATTTTGGAAATTTTTCTTCTTTTTTAACTGTTGGCTTATCGGTGCCTTTTGGTTTTGCTCCAACAAATTCAGCGGCTTTTTCAGATGCTACTGCCCATGAATCTTTTGGTTTTTTACCACCTTTTTTAGCTATTGCTTTATGAATTTGTTTTTTCTTCTTTTTGAATTCTGGTTCGTCTTTTTTTGGAATGTCTGTGCCTTTTGATTCGGTTATTAAGCGTTCTGTTACTCTTTCAAGAACTAATTCAACTAAATCTTTTTTTGATTCTGTCATATTGTTTTTCCTCTCCATTTTTTTAATGTCACACCAATCTCTAAATAACATATTTCCCCACTTAAACGCCATTTTTTCCATCTCTCTTAGACCATCATTGTGTAATGCATATGATGGATCAGATGTGGCGCTTAAGTCTACAGTATCGCTTTCTCCAGTGCATTTCTGATAATGGTGTATTAATTCATGAGCAAAGGATCTAAGTACATCCTTTGCATGACGATCACTCACATAAAGAACTATTTTTTCTTCGTCAGGGTCGTAATAACCAGTTTTTCCAAAAAAATTATCAGCGTTCTTTTGATCATATTTAAATATAACTTTTGGATCACGATCTATTTTTTTCAAACGCTCCAAAGCATAAGTATAAAATTCTTTTAAATATTTTTTAAGATCTTCGTGAGATATATTTTCTAATAATAACATGTTTTTAGCCAATAAAAAAACTACCTATGCCTTATGACATAAGTAGTTCTTAGACTGATTAAATGTAATAATTAGTAAATTTCTATAATAACAACTGTTTCTTCTTCTGTTTTTTCTTCTTTTTTCTTCATGTATTCATAGTACATTTGCGAATAATCTGGTAATTCTAATTGTATCTGTACAGGGCTTTCTTGAGGTTTTTGCTTGCTCATGTAAGTTTCCTCCGTAAAATACCTCCTATATTATTTAGTGAGTATTTTACTCAACGGAAGAAACAACAGTTAAAGTATCTTCTACCGTATATTCGCTGTACATATCACCGCCATGAAACGGTAAATCTGGATGGGGAAGATATTTTATTTTAAAATACTTTTTAGTTACTGGGAGGACGCCGATATATCTTTCTAATGGATCTTCTACTATAATACCATAACGTTCGATACTGTCAGTAAATTGTTGCTTAACCATATCACCAAGCTTCATTAGATTTTTTCCTTAACGCTCAAAAGGATCATAATATTTTATAAATGTAAATTTAGTAATGTCTGCAACTTGTTTAGCTAATAGCTTATAAACTTCTAATGTTCTTTTACAATCTACTAACGCAGTGTGTGCCTTGCCTTCAATTTTTATATTGAAGTGTTTGCACATTTTATCCATTGAAGTACTTTTTAATTTTCCTTCTTTTAAAAGCTGTGTTGCCATCCATTTAGTATCAATATATTGTGGAAAGGCTGGTGGGACTGCATTCAAATTCTCATAAGCTTGTTTTATAAATCTGAGGTCAAATACAAGATTTTGTCCGAGCATTAAATCGGCATTTTCTATTTTCTGTTTAATTTCTTCAAAGTGTTCATTTATTGGTTTTGTGTCCTTCCAGCCATATGCAGTAAAACCATTAACTGCAAGTGCAGCTGGTTCGGCAGTTTCTAAATGCAGAGGTCTAATTTTTATTTCAGATTCGGAGATCAATTCAAATTTTTGATCTCCATCAAATTCCATAAGAAGAAAACCAATTTGAATTATTTCATGTCTTGTCATATCAAGACCAGTTGTTTCCGTGTCGAGTACTAAAAGTTTCATGTTTTATTTACCTATTTAACCAAAATTTCCAAGATGGATGTAAGTAGTTATCATCAAAAAAACCAACAATTTCATTTACATATGGAAGAGAAATAGGTTTTCTTGGTGTTTTACTTAACTTAAATCCAGAATCTTTTAGTGACTTTTCACCTTTTTTTTGATTACATTCATAGCACGAAACAACAACATTTTCCCAAGAGGTTTTGCCACCAGCATGTTTTGGATGTACATGATCGATTGTAAATTGTTTGATGTTTACATTTTTATTGCAATACTGACACTTACCCTCGTCTCTTAGCCAGATATTTCTTCTGGAAAATCTTACTGAGTTGATACGCTTCATTTTACCGCTTTTTAACACAATAACGGATGGTATTTTCATCGTAAAGTTAACTGATCTAATTTCTTCTTCATACTCTTGAAGAGTAGTAACTTTATTTAAAAATACTAAAGCAACTGCTTTTTTCCAAGAAATAGTGCCTATAGGTTCATAATTAGGTGCAAGTGTAAGTACTCTCATGTAATTCCTTTCTATAGGCTCCATACTACTACATAGTCCAGCCCGAGTCAACTGTTAAAAATTAGGCTCAAAATCTTTGTTTACTATATTGCATTTTGCACATGCAAAGGTCTGAATTGGGAAATGCATTTCTCTACCATTCGGTGAGACCAATGCAGATAAAACTTTAATATAAAAGCCTGGTACAAAAACATTATGTCCGCAACTTTCACATACTACATCTTTTGCGTTTTTTAAATCTTGTGGTCGAATTCTTGGTTGATTATTATCAATATTCATTTTATATTCTCCTATTTGATACTCATAAGTATCATGCCGCCAAAAACAAAAAACAATCCCAGCAAGCGGTGGGCTGCCAGACTTTCACCAATAACAAGCAGTGTAGTAATATACCAAGCACTATGAAACATAAAAGTTTGAAATGCGGAAGTATACGTCATGGAAAATAATTTTTCTTTTGTCATGTAGATATACATTGTGGCACTAATAAAAGAAAAAATATAACCAGTCCATAGTGGAGAGATACCATTTCGTATCCATTTAGTATTGTACGCTGCGACTACTCCATTTAAAATTAATATAAATGCAGAAAAAACAATTTTTAATATATTATTATTACTCATCAAATTCTAATCTTTCTGCCATTTTTTTGTTTAACAGCATAAAAGTGCCATTGGATCCAAAAACAATTCTGTCATTTAATAATTTAACTGTTAAAACAAAACTATTTTTTTCTACAACTGTTCCAACCATTCTATTAAATACTTCTTTCTTTATCTTCTTGTCTTTTAAGAAATACTCTGTATATACTGTAGTTCTACATACAAAATCACCAACTTTATAAGTTTCTTCTTCCATTATTTTACCTTATAAAGTGACCAAAAGCCCAAGCGACAAAAAAGAACAGGGCAGCGAAAATCACAGCCATTTTCATGTTAATTCTCCTATAAAAGAAGATCTTACCACGATAGGAGGCGGATGTCCAGCTCTACTTTGTCCTGAACAAGAAAATATAGATCAGCTACATTGGAACAAGGGAGAAACACAATGAAGTATACAATAATTTTAATTGCTATGTTAATCACAAAATATGCTTATGCCGAAATAAATCTAAGCTGGGAAACAAAACATCCAACTAACGCCATGTGGACAAAAATCACAGTAGCTGCAATTGAAAAGCACTTTCAAAAACTAAACTTAGCGGAAGACACGGAATTATTTTGTCCAGAATACACTTTCTTAAAGGACGAAACAAAAAAATTGTTTTGGTCTGAGTTCGTATCATCGATGGCTTTTTATGAAAGCGGATGGAATCCATATTCACAATTAACAGAAATATCACTCGGCAAGGACTCAGTAACTGGTAAGATTGTGACTTCCGAAGGCTTGTTACAGTTAAGCTATGGCGACACAAAATGGGCAAAATGGTGCAACTTTAATTGGGAAGAAGATAACAAAAACAATCCAACTGTAACAACAATTCTCAACCCTAAAAATAATTTAGAATGTGGCATAGGGATTCTTGCAAATCAAATAAAAAAACATCACAAGATAGTTATAGAAAAGCGTGCTTATTGGTCTATCTTAAAAATCAATCATAAATTTCAAAAGATAGACCAAATTAGAAAAATGGTCACTGCAAGAGTACCAGAATGCACAGCAAAAAAATAAAATGTCGGGGCGAAGCCCCGACAAGGTATAATTTAACTTTTATTAGTTAGGTTATTTTATTTGCTTTGGAGGTATCGCCTTTAGCACTCTTGGATCATCGATGCCTCGTTCTTGTACTTCTCTACGGATACGGTTAAGAATAAAGCCTCTTGGATCTTGTGTTACTCCGTATTTAATTACATTCAAAAGAGCTTCTCTATTTTCTGGTTTATAAATATTTTCGTTACCAGCCAACATTGTTTTTATTTCGTTAGTCCAACGGGTAACCTTTTCTTTATCGTTACGGAATGATTTCAAGCCTCTTGCAAATAACTTGCTTGTTGTTGGAATTGGATTTTTTGATAACTCATCAATCATATCCGCTTTTTGTGTTGTCAACGCTGGAACCGCGTTTCCATAAAAATCTTCCGGATCACGGAATGGTTTAATGTCGAACAAACTTTTTTCTAATTCCGATTCTCTTGTAGAAGCTTCTTTTTCCGCCTCTATTTCGGATTCTTCGGCTTCTTCATCAGTTGGACCGCCATCTTCTGGACCAACATATGCAAATGGATCTGGCATCATTTTTTCACCAGTTGTGACCAAGTGTTTTATATAATCCTCTTCGCTTTCCCCGGGGAGTGGGTCACGGTCTGGATCTGGGTCTGGATCGACATAACCTTGTAGATTGTACTTGCTACCCGCTGGGAAATAATCGGCTAATGGATCTTGAAAACCTTGTGGTTCTTCCTCAGACTTTTTACCAAATTTTAAAACCTTTGTATCATCACCTTTATCTTCTGGTTTTTCTGCTGCAAGCTGCGCCCTGCGACGTTTCACAAATTCAGACTCTTCTGCTTCAACCAATTTTGAAAACTTGCGCCAGTTTTCCATGATCAACTTCATATCTTTTGACATAATTATTCTCCTTTTACAAACATAAATAGTTACTTGGGGCTCCAATGGACGTGCATTTCCCAATGTTCAACCCACATTTGGTGACCATCGCCTATACGGTAAACCCAGTACATATTTTTCTTTTTGCTATAGCGCAATACGATTGCGATCCCACCGTTCTCCTGTTCGGTTAGCGTAAGAAAAACTATGCTGCCTATTTTTACTTTGCTTTGTTCACCAACAGCCATAAGTATAAATAGTTAATTATGGACTCCATGTAACATACATTTCAAACGAGTACACCAGTATGATGTCGCCGTGTGTTATTCGATATATTTTATAACGGAAATTGTCGTCATTACGGAGGACAACACCAATTCCTCCGTCCCCATTGTCAATTGTTAATTCAACAATTGAGCCTATGGGAACATTGCATTCCCACTGACGTTTATTGTTATAATGACGTTCTTCCATGTATATATTATATCATGGAATAAAAAATCTGAAAATTTGCTTCCGGAAATTTTTTGTGGATATTTTTAATTATCAAATATAACAAACACTGGTTTATCTGGACGGCTTTGCCTTACGTATCCAATGTTGCGTGGAAGAATATCCCTTAGTGTTAAACCACTATCCAAGATTTCCTTGATAGCCCTAATCATAGCCATCATCTCAGCGCCTGTTAGCTGTGCCGAGCTTTCTTTACGAAGAAGCTTGGCATACATTTGTTTTTTAATATCTGGAAAACGCAGTGACTTGCGTTTTATTTCCTTAAATAACCATTTACCAAAATCTAATATTTTTATTGATGTTTCACCCTTAGCATAATCAATAAGGACGGAAATTTCCGTGTGAATGGCAGCAGAACGACCAGTTTGGTCAAGCCACTTATCAAGAGGGATAAGTTCCGCCATTTCAACCCAAAAAATAGGTTTACCAACAATTTTTTTCACACCTGTTTCATAAACAGGAAGGGTTGTGTTTTTTGCCCAACCGCGATGCAGGACGAGCGATGCGTTTCTGTACCATTCATAATCTTCATCGGGTCCAATTGAATTCGAAAACATTTTAAAAATGTGATCGTTGTCTAACTTGAACACTTTGCCAAAACTCCTGCCAGTTATATATTTAACTAATTTTGCACTGCCAAGAGCAGGGATTGCTTTAACAAGCTTAACAAAGTCCTCGGCGTCATAAATGTCTAATTCGCCAAGGTCTGCTGCCACCTCGCTATTATTCATTAGGAAGTTTAAGTTGTGTTGTTGAATTTGGTTAAGGGGAGCTTCCTTGGCTTCTTTTAGTATACGGATTTTTAACATATCTTAAATAGTTACGGCGTGTTAAAAACGGCGTGGGATTAAGAAATCTGGAAAATTGGTCCCGAGTTTAAAAACGACCTTAGCTTTGTTTTGCACATAACACTTTCATCGGCAGACTTGTTTTCCGTATAAACGCAACCTATAGGGGGGAGGGGGAGGGGGTCACACAAGCCTTTGCGTTTGCAAAAGCAAAAGCGTTTCTCGCTTTACAAGTTCAGCCACCGCAAACTCTAAGGAAAGAATGCGCTGCACACAATAAAGAACAGGACGAACGTGAACACCGCAAGCCCTGCCTTGACGAACACCATGAAGTCATCATCACGCATCATATTACGCAACCTCGTTTGAAAGGATACCAGCGAACGCAAGGGACACAACGATCCAGCTGAATGCAATCATTCTTTAGATACCCATTCGGTCAAGGATGTTTTCAACCACGCGCTGCAAAGAGAACGCAAGCGCAGCACCAGCAACACCGCAAGCAATAGCTGCAAGAAAACCCATAAGAAACTCTGTCACCATTTATCGCTTCACCTTCTGGAGATTACAAACACACTCACCCTTTGCAGACGTATACTCGAAAGCATAAGGCGCACACACGGGATCACAACGTTTTGCATCCTCTACCTTTAGAGCAACGCAACCCGTGCAGGACGCGAACAATAACACGATTACGATTAGATCTTTCATTTAGAACCTCTCAATGAAGCGAACAAGGGCAAGGGAACCAAAGGGAAGAATGAGCGACAACTCGACAACGAATGCCATCACGTTCATATATTACGCCTCCTCGCTTTCCTCCTTATCCGCAATCTCGTTCGCCTTGCCGATCATCTTACCCAGCATGGCGATATCTCGGTTTCGCTCCGTTGCCTTCTTGTCGAGGGGATCACGGTTGAAGCCCCAAGCGATCACATTGTCAAGCACCTTGCCACGAACAGCGACAAGCGCAAAACGGTTATAGGGGTTTTCGCTAAACATCTTTGCTCCCAGTTCCTTAGCCTCTGCAACATCCACAACCTTGTAGGTTCGCATTTCCTTCTTGACCATCTTCGCCTTAGCCATCTGTTCTCCACCTTTCGCGGGGACCATCCCCAAGTGTTAGAGCATCTTACCATGACGCGATGCCCGCGTCAACATCTTTTTTTAGTCTACCCTTAGAGTCCCTTGTCATAGCGCAGCATTGCACGATAGCAAGCGGCAAACGTCCAGAAGGGAAGGATTGAAAGAACCAGCATCATGTCCGTCAGCGTCATCATCATGCAGACATAGTACCACGACTCGCGGCAGGGTGCAACAAAAAAGAAACCAGTTCCTTAGAGGTTGCAACCCCCTGGATTCACTCATGATCTTTTTTGTTGACTTGCCCTGCGAGGCATGGTAGAATACCAGCCGCGCCGAAGGCGCGGCGGCTGTGAACCACCGAACCTTCATTGTGGAATGGAGTTATGATTACTCCTGCGCGTCTGCACGACGCTGAAGCTCCGCGTCATACTCCTCGACAAGAATACGCGCAACGGGGCTGTCAACCGTTCGCAGGAAGTCTGCCATACGGGACTTAAGCGAAACGCTCTCGCGGGTCTTAGGCGAGGGCTTATTGCCCGCAACGAAGATACCACCCTCGCTGCCACGACCGCTTTCCAGCTTGCCAGCGTCAAGCATTGCGGCAATGTCCTTCGCCTTGAAACCGCCAACGTGAATCAGGACGCCCTTGGGGCAACCACGACCGTTCTCATCGCAGTAATCACGCACGAACGAAAGAATGTCCTTAGCCATTTGTTTTCTTACCTTCCCGCTCTCCTGAGCGTTGTCGGAGTGGCGATATTGCCCTCTCGACCTTACTTGACCATCTTACCACGACACCTTGTCGGTGTCAACTTCTTTTTTACTTCACGCTCCTGCGCCTGATCTGCTTCTGCGTATAGAGGCTCTTGCCATTCACCGTCGAGGTGAACGAACCGAAGTTGACAAGGCACTTGCCCTGCGTGATACGGACGACGACGCCCTTATCGTAACCATTGCCGTTCGCCTTGAAAACCGTATCGCCAACCTTGTGCATCCTGCTTCCCTTCGCAGCGACCATCGCTGCATCGTGTTCAACTACTTTACCACGGTCGCGCTCTCGCGTCAACCTTTTTTTTAGTTCCTGGCTTAGAAGATCTCCGTTTCCTGCCCCGCGAGATCGTCCATAACGATATTCCAAACATTGGAATACTTGCGGACCTCCTTGCCATTGTTGTCGATCATAGAATAGATGTGGAAACCCTCCATATCGAAATCATAGTTGACGATGAAGGGATACTCGCCAATCCAAACCGTGACCATCTTGCCGTCCATCTTGCCAACCTCCGTGTGAGCGTTCATCATGTAGAGAGTATACAGGAACCCGAGGTTGCCGTCAACATCTTTTTTTCGTGAGTGTTCTCAACAGGTTAGACCCCCCTCGCCCTGGCTCCACCCCCTCACTTTTTTTCTTGACTGCCCTGCCCTGCCATGCTATAATGCCAGCCGCTCCTTTGGAGCGGGGGCTGGAATCCGCTGTAAAAACAACAGGTTCCGACCCCCCCTACTATTCTGGAGATAGACCCTACAGGTTGGGGGTGTTAGTCCACCCACACACAATCAGGAGCGGGATTCAACCGCTGCAAATCCGCATCATCGAAAGTAATGGATCGGATATAAGGGCTAAGTTCGCTCATTGAAACATCGCCCTGCTCGTTCTCATGTCCGCAAACATATGCCTCGCGGATATCGCCCTTCTTATTGTCGAGGAAATAATACTCCCAACCGTGAGCGGTGATTGCCCAACCGTAAACCTTCACGGGCTTGCTCATCCAGGTTGCCTTCATCATTCGCATATTACTGAATCTCCTGCGTGTCGAGAACGTCGCCCGTTTCCAAATGCTTCGGTTCGTCACCGTTTAGCAGTTTCTCATATGCCTCGTCGGTGATAGTGTAAACCTTAGCATCACCAAGCGTTTCCCAAGTTCCATCATCCAGAACAACGATTCGCTTTGCCATATTACTTCTTCTCCGTGATAAAGGTTACGCTACGCTTTGCAGCACGCTGCTTCTTTGAAAGATCGACGTTGAGAATGGGACCAAAACCCATCATAATATTCTGCTCAATCTGACGCTCAAGCATGAATACGCTCTTGCCATTTGCCTTTGCCTTGCGGACCTTTCCATAGTTAGGGTCAACCGCACGCTTTGCCTTAAGGAAGGCTTCGACCGCCGCATTGTCCGATTGCTTCACCATTTACTTACGCCTCCACCGCGTTGAAATAACGCTGCACGGAATCCAGCAAAACCTTTGCCGACTCCTGAGTTTGGAAATAACCGCTCTCGCGGGAATAGGGACCGCAACCGCAATACGTCCCAACGTAATATCCAGCAGCGGAACGATAAACGCCCCAAAGCGGAATCTCGTTGCAATCGCCGCAAACCTTGCCAGCGCCCGTCATCATCGTTTCACCCTGCATCATGTAGACCATCCTATCATGCCCGACCGTGGGCGTCAAGTTTTTTCTTTGCTCTGCCCTTAGAACTACTCGCTCCAACCATTTTCCATGCGACGGGTATAGTGATCCGCCATACCGCTATGCGAACTATTGGTAAGGCATTCCATGCAATACTCTTCGTCTGGCGATTCATCGCAACGGGTCATGCAAAGACCGCAACCCCATTCGTCGCAATCGCGATGGGTAACAATGAAACCACCCTTATCGTCACCGCAAGCATTGTGCGCGCAAACAATGAAATCCTTCTCGCAGCCTTCACACTTTGCCATCGACTTGCCTCCGCTGGAACCGTCCAGCTTGAAAAACAGTATACCCCAAGTCGGGGCAGCGGTCAACTTTTATTTTCGTGTGTGTTTTCGGGGGGTTAGGGGCACTCGACCTGGAGGGTGGTGCCTTCACTTTTTCTCTTGACGTGGGGTTGCGGGCGTGGTAGAATGCCAGCCGCGCCTTCGGCGCGGGGGCTGGGATTTCCCCAGCGATTCCGCGCACTTGGCATTATATGAGAGGGGTATTTATGTTCCCGCCTTCCCCTCGCTCGGCGGTTATTCTAAGAGTCGCATTTATCGTTTCTCCCTGCGGGAATAAACAAGGGGTTTTAATATAGGCTCACCCCGAACCTTCATATGTAGATCTTTGCTTCTTACAGCGGTTCCGACATTAGATTCGACGCTCCTCGCGTTAGAGGTTGGACCCAAACATTGCGCCCCTTTTATCGGAGGGGCAACCCGATTGTTTACTTACGCCTGAGCGTCACGACGCTTCTCAATCTCGGCGTCATACTCCGCAACCAGCGTTGCCGCGAAGTCACGATCCAGCGTTCCACCCGTCGCAATCACGCGAAGGGCATCGACAAGGCGCGACTTGAGCGTTACCGCAACCCGATCCTTCGGAGCGGGACGCTCGCCCTTCGGGAAAAGACCACCCTCCGAACCGCGACCGCTCTCAAGCAGACCCGTTTCGAGGGCGAGGGCAATATCCTTAGCCTTGAAACCACCGACGTGCTGGAGCACACCCTTCGGGCAACCGCGATCGTTCTCCGCGATGTACGAACGAACGAACTTCACAACGTCGAGAACCTTGTTAGTAGCCATGTGTTACGCTTACCTTCCCGCACCTTTGGTGCGTTGTTGGGAGGCGATATTGCCTCTCTCAACCTTACCCGCCTATCTTACCATGCCCACGATCGGGCGTCAACTTTTTTCTTTCGTTCCCTCGCTGGCGTCAGTACCGCATCGCCAACCTTACAAGAGACAGTCTATCATGCCTCGCTTGCCCCGTCAACTTTTTTCTTTGCTCCCCGCTTAGAGTGTAGCGCGGAACCGTTCCGTCTCCACCATACCCGCAAGGGTTGGCGTGCGGGGATCGAGCCCGCTACCGCTACACTCTTTCGGGGCGAGACACCATCCACCGAACGAAGAACAGTCTACCACAACCCCCAACCGCTTGCAACTTCTTTTTTCGCAAGTCTTTTCAAGGGGTTAGCGGGCATCGCCCTGGGGGATCGGCGTGTCGATTTCGCTTGACACGCGGGGGCTGGCATGGTAAACTGAACTGATTACCTTCGCCAGCCGCCTCTATCCTTAGAATAAGGAATAGGGCAAACGTCAAACATCATATGAACGGCAATACCATCTGAAATGCGGTATAGGCATCCGTGCATTCATCGATACGCTTCAAATGGTCGAATGTGTGAAGCGAGGCAACACCATGCTTTGGTGATTCCCACATAACTTTGGCAATAGGTTTTCCTGATTGGGTGTCCATAAGGATTGCAGTAATCACACCCTTTCCAAGTTCTGGCAAATGGCAATGAAAAACACTATTTCCTGGAATCATCATTTATGCAAGCTCCCTAATCATAGAATCCAGTTCCTTGATATTAAGCAAACGATCCTGGTATGAAACACCATCAGGCGTTGCATGAATATCGCAATCCTTCATGTTATCCACGAATCCCTGATAAGGACGCGAATACTTGGATTCGGCAATCTCCTTGGCAAGCGCATAAAGCCCCTCGTCGTTCTGAATCCAAAGAGCAACATTCCACGTTTCGTAGTTTGCCCAACCGTTATAATCCGTCATCGCTTACCTCTCGCTGGACCATCCAGCATTAAGAACAGTCTACCACGGACAGGGGATGCCGTCAACTTTTTTCTTTGCTCTATCCCGAGAGTGTCAGCCGCCCGCATTTGGGCATATACCTATTAGGGGGGTATTATCCTAATGGTATTGCCCTAAAGGGCGGCTGATATACATTACCTGTAATACATTATTTGAGACCCCCCCACCCTACTGGAATACGGGTTAGTCCCACTCCCCATTCCTACTATTACGGCACCGATACTTATTCCGTGCCTTGCGCCTATCAGGAATAACCCCTGCCTTAGTAACCCCTTGGATGATTAGCACCATACACCAATCACGGGTCTTAATGCTATTGGGGTCAATATGCTTTGCCTTCCGATCTTTCTTTGTCCTTGCCATTGTTTACCTCTTAAGCAAAATAACGCTTCTGCGATTCCGTCAACTTGCGCTGCCCGTGATACACCAACCCGATTTGCACCAAACCCTCAATCGCAGGAACGTCATTCACGTTACCGTCGACGTATCCAGCACGAACGCGATCCTCATGGGTTGCAAAGATGCGCGAATGGGGCATATCCATATTCACGCTCTCGTCGTGCTTGCCACCAAGCGATTGCGTGATCTGGAGGTTATCGGGCTTATTCCCGAACAGGTCCATATTCACGGTCTTAGTGTATGCATAAAACGTGATATCGGGAAGCATCCGAGCGATATCGCACCACTTGCGATAATACTCCTGCGAATAGAAATCACCCGAATCGTGAATACGAACCGTGTTAACCTTTCGCATACGGTCAAGATCACGAACAACGTTTTCCACGAAATCAGGCTGCAACGACATTTCAAGGTTGTGCATACGCGCATTCATGACGTTGGGCATAGCATAACGACCCTGCTTTGCATAGCAAACCGCACGGCAAGCAAGCGCCCCAGGACACGTATTCATCCCATTGCCCATATCATAATCGGCAGGGATGCCGAAACCAACGATGTTATAAACACCACCATTGTCCTTTTGCAACTTCTCGTTACCCTTAGTCCACTTCATGTAATAAGCATTAGCCATCGGTTGCACCCTATCAGTGGCTTCGGGCGACACGCCTTCACGACCACCGAACAAGTACAGTCTACCCGAAAACGGGTTCCCCGTCAACTTTTATTTTCGCCTGTAGTTACAGGGGGTTAGGGGGCGCTTTTTATGCTTGACAGCGGCGGCGGGTTTGTGATAACATGGTTCTGTTTACCCGAGATATCATATGTTATTTGTAGAACTATTTCGTTTCGCTTGCCGATTGTTACTCTCGGTTTAGAAGCTTCAAATCTTCATACGCAATCCATACATCATTTAGGTCCAAATCGGACCATTTGATATATGCGATTTCGGCTTTTGTTCTAATGGCAGAAATGACGCCGATTTTGTTATTCCACACTTTTTTCTGGAATAACGAATGCGACTCTTTGCTTTGAAATTCGACAAGATCTCCGACGCGGAATGTATTACCCACGGATGATCTCATATGTTACTGCTTCCGTATTGCGGAACATAACATTTTCTATTGTATCCATATCATTCTCCAGATTAAACATATCATACACTTCTTTGTATGTATGCCCAAATCGTATTGGGTTATCATTCTTTGTTACTTTTGATATAACCCAATAAGTTGGATTCTGCCCATTAACCTTCTCAACCACAATATCACCAACGCGGCAATCTAATGGTTCGCTGCTCCATCGCACCATATAAACAGTATAGCAGGGAGCGAACCCCGTGTCAAGCACAAGATTCGCTCCCATTTGCCCTATTACTTCTTTCTCATGTTACGGCTACGACGCTTTTTTGAACCAATCTTACGCCGACCTTTGCGTGGTCGATTCTTGTGTGGATGTGGCATATGACACCTCCCCTCTATGGTAGTACTATACCAGTACCCCCTAACCTTGTCAAGCCCAGCCCCCGCAGGGGGGAATTGGGGTATTACTATATGGGTATAATCCCTATTCCGCCTTATCAGGCGGCTGGTTAATTTATATGTACCCTTTTTATCTTAAACCGCAGACCCCCCCCACCCTGGGAGTGTATAGATTACAGAATATTACATACATCCCCATCGCTATCCACCACTCGGATAGACCAATTGGGGTATACTTCCTTTAGATTACGGGCTGAAACATTGGCTGCGCTTTCTGAGCTTGCCGAACTATGCTTAGTCCACCTACCACCCGCATCCATACGTTCAATAATATACTGCATTATGCCTTCCCCTTATGGTTAGTATTGCCTGTAAATGTAGCCCTTGTCTCGAAATGCACGCCAATCTCATTAGCGCGGAATGCCATCTGGCATTGCTTGCCCGTATTCAATCCTGATGATGCCTTCCAATATCGCTGATATGCATCCCTATCCTTCTGGGAAGCAAACTTCAATACCTGCACGCTTGCCTGCTTACCCTCTCCTGCGGAGGTACCGAAATACCGTACCTCCGTTTCCTCCGAACAATCGGGGCAATGGGTTGACAAACCACCAGCAATCCGCTTTGCCTTGCTTCGCGGATCAAACTCACCACCACATTCGCTGCACTCTCGCATCATAGTACCATCCTACCACGGATCAGGCACCGTGTCAAGCACGTTTTTTTGCCTGTATTTACGGGGGTTTAGGCGATACGCTTTACACACCACTATATATTGTGGTATAGTGGCGCTAATACCACTTTCCGCAGGGTTGGCAGCGTCCATCCTATTATACTCCATACCGCACTATACAACATACCCACTCCCCTATTAATCCCCCTTAAGTGTCTAAAGGCTATTATCCGCTGCATACTGCACATACGCTTGCCTATAGTATTGTATATCACATTCTGCAAACCAAACGTTTGTTGTAATCCCCGCATCTTCGGATATCCATTCTACAAAGTAATATTTACTATTGCTAATATCCCCCACTTTACAATCCTTGACGATTCCAATTACTGGCTTTAGTGAAAGCCGATGCATCATGAGTAGATCGCCTATCTTATACTCATCCATTTATTTTTTCTTTCTCCTCATATATTCATCAAACGTCATCTTGAAAGCATTAACATTGCTTTCCTTATACCAAACATTAGAGTGGAGATCATTCGCCCATTCAATCTGGTAATGGGGTTCACCTTCATAATAGCGTTCCACGTTGTTGTCAACAACAATATTAGTGTCTGCAATGGAAATCTTTTTTATTACTCCCAAAATTGTTTCGTTGTCCACATTGACGCCCATCACCAGATCGCCTACCTTATGAGTGATGCTCATCCATATATTCCTGTAGGTTTCTTTTGAGCGAATTTATTGACGCATCAGACTCTAACGATATGTCATCTTGATGCTTCAAGTAAGGATTGAACCAATAGACTTCGTACTCTCGATATGCTTTAATCTTTTTGATATATCCAAGAGTATTCCTCAATGTGTGAGCCTTATGCAATACAAGATCGCCAACGTTATGATTCATCATACATATCCTTCAATGTCCGTTTGAACTTGTCAATCGTATTTGGCTTGTATCTATCTACTGGCATAACCTTGCTATCTGGGAATCGCACTTCGATTGTGTAATATGGAGGTTCTTTTCCAAGTTTTGTTAATTCATCCTCTGTCCATATCTTTGTGATAACGCCAAAATCTTGGTATGCTGGATCGTAGACCAAATCACCTACTTGATGATTGCTCATTTAACGCCTCTCGCAATTGCTCTTTGAAGGAAGCAACTTCATAAAAGTTAAACCAGACCTTTCGGATGTAGCCACTTGCAAATGGTTTATCGTCAAACCATTCAATCCTATAACTACGCTCCGTTTCTGGCAATACTACTTGGGGACCATATACCCCTTCGCTTGTTGCCTTGATTGCTCCTACACTACCATTGCAATAAACAGGATCACCGACTTTGTGATTCACGATTCAACGCCTCTTTAAAATACGCGATCTCGTTATCCTGAAACGCGCTTCTGATGGCTTCATTTCCTTCGCAACACCATTCAACGTGATACCAGTCAGCACGGAAATCCCTATCTATCTTTGTTATGATCCCTAAACCACCAGCAAGAACAAGATCACCGACGTTGTGCTCTTTTGAGTTCTGCATTTAGTAAATCCTTGAGATAGTCAATTGATTCCGATGCAAGTCCGTGAATACCAGTTGATGCCTCTCCGCTACTCCATTCGATATCATAGAGTATTCCATTTTCTTCATCCTCACGGATTCGCTTTATCACTCCAATGGCTTCGCTAATATCGTCATATATCAAATCACCGACTTTGTGATCCATTTTCTTTCCTTAAGTGGTTTTGTAGATTGCTTTTCATACCATCAATGACGGCAGCGGAATGACGACCAGTTTTGCCATTTGCATATTCAATAATATAAATCATTCGGTAACGAGGCATACTCTCCTTATCATCATCTGTGATCTTTGTGATGATGCCAATGCTTTTGTTGTCAAGCTGGTAAACAAGATCACCGATTTTGTGTTCCGTCATTCCCTAATACCTCTTGCAAATCTCTTTTGAACCAACCAATCGCCTGACCCGAAAACTCTGTCATTACTAATTTCTGATAAAGCACATCGCTGTCATTCAACCATTCAATCCAATAAGTATCTTTCCTTGGAAAGCACTTGGCTATAATGCCAATTGAAGGTTGGTTTTTGTCTGCAAACACTTTCTTGTTTGCTTTGTAATAAACAAGGTCACCAACTTTATGTTTCATATATCTTCACCGCGCAATTTCATTCGCAGGAACATCTTGAGAGTGTCAATGCCTTTTGCTTCATACCATCTATCATCTGCAAGAAACATATTATCGTCCATCCACTTAACGTGATGCTTCACATGAAGAGTGGTTGGTTCAATATCAGAAATATATCCAAGACCATACGAATTGCTGTATACAGGATCACCGATTTGATGCTTCGCGTTCATAGAATTTCTCTAATTGCTTTTTGCCCGTTTCAATCATTTCTTCCGTGTAGAAGAACCGATTACCAGTAGAGCTGTGGCAAACGGAATATTTAAACTTGTCCGATCCGTGCAAACCATTTGGAAAGTATCCAACGATGATTGCAATTTCGTGTGCGGATTGTGACCAAATAAGATCACCGATTTTGTGATTCATAGTAAGTCCAGAGGTCACTTTTCATTTCCTCAATACTTTCCGAGGAATACCAATTGTCTTGTCCATCGTTCCATTCGACAAAATAGGCTTTTGTACCAATCATTATTCCGTCATCAACCTTTTTGATGATACCAAGGTATTGGTATCTTCTCTCATAAGTCCTAAGAACCATCAAAACAAGTTCGCCCACCTTATGCTCGACCATAGGAACAGTCTAACATAGGTGGGCTTTGAAGTCAAGAGCTTATTTGCTGCTTGCGAAACAGCATCGTCCTTTATGTGCAGCAGCGACCCATTTTATTCCCCTTTGCAGATTAAACAATTGCAAGCTTTATGCTCATCGCTATCAGCTTTATCTACAACCATCTTACGGAATTCGTGGAAATAGAAATCAGCATCTTCCATGCGAACCTTGTTTTCGTAAGCAGAAAGATAATCAGTATCCTTAACGTATCCCTTTATTTCCTTTTTGTATACTTTAAATTCGGAAAGCAATAGATCGCTAATCTTTTTTACTGCATCTTGGAAGCCCTTATCATAATCTTTACTCATACATCACTCTCCAATTGTCCATTCTTGAGTAGCCAAGGAATGTTTATATCGTCCTCACCATCACGACCAGAATCATAACCATCAAGATAAAAGAAGTCTGCAACCATTCCTTTCTTATAAATCTTTGTGATAACGATTAGGTAATCTTCTGGGTTCCCTCCCTTGAGGTCTAACTTACTTTCAAGTATCTTCCAAACTTGTCCAACTTTTACTTTATCCATCAGAATATCCACTCACCAGCGTTGAATATTTAACGAAAGATGCAAGCGAACAATTACTATCTATATCATAATCAACGATATAATAATAAATCCAATCGTGACTTACTGGATGATCTACTCTTACGCTTTTTATAAGTAACGTTTTATTGTGTTCGTCTTTCCACAATTCACCAGGAATTGGAGTTCTCATACATCACTCACCAATTCATATTGTCGATGAAAATCCCGTTCAAAACACCAACCAGTTGAATCCTTGTGCAAATACTGAAACCCGATCACTTGTTCCGTGATACGATTGACAACAAAGTAATAATCTGTACCGCTGCCATAACTTTCTTTGAACTTCCAAACTTGCCCGATCTTGATTTGGGGTTTCATTAGCCACTCACAAATTCATAACTTTTGTTTTCCACAAACGATTGTGCGTAATCCCATACGGGTCTTTCTGGATCATCAAAGGAAAAATAATGAACTGCGTGTCCGTTCGATTTGATCCCAGTTATGAAAATATATTCATATACGGTTTCACCATTATCGAAAGGTGTAGCATATCGCCAAATCTGTCCAACCTTGGGTTCCATTCTTTTATCCTATCACAAGCGAGGGCAGGAGTCAACAAAAAAATAGCCAGTTACCAAAATTGATTGGCAACTGGCTGTAATGGCGGAAACGGAAGGATTTGAACCTTCGGTAGATTGTTACACCTACGGCGGTTTAGCAAACCGCTGGTTTAAGCCTCTCACCCACGTTTCCTAAACTTGCGATGGCTTATCTGGGCGCTTTGGACAAAAGTTACAGCGATGATCTTCACATTTCTTTTCTAACCAATCATCGCAATCGCAACAGAAATAGGCATCATATTCGTAACTATAGTCAGTTTTATGAAATTCATATAACTTACAAGTTACTTTGAACATTGCTTACTTCTTTGCCTTCTTCTTCTTTGTCTTTCGCTCCATTTCAGTTTGAGCGGAGAACTCAAAAATGTCTTGGATAGAACTTGGCTTAACCTCAACCGCTACAACTTCACAATTAAGAAGAATGTTGCTTGGAGTAAAGAACTCACCAGCATTAAACTTGTAACGTCCATTCTCCCAAGTCTTGATCTTATTACACTTGAGATAGTTTGTTAAGAAAATCTTAACCGAATGGAGCGAATAGAAGGTTCTACCGATATCATCGGAAAACCAAGGATAACGACCGCTTCCGCAAATATACTTACCATCGGTCTTACGGCGGATCATATAGATATTAGACATTACGCTTCCTCCAAACTATCATCATCCATTAAAACTACTGAATAGAATTCACATTCAGCACACATTCCACCGCAAGCTTCAATTTCAAGATCAGTAAGATAGCTTTTACAATTTGAGCAACGCTTTTCCATTTTTACTTCCCCTCAATCGGAACTACACCATAACCACAAACCAAACAAACATCGGCAGCAACACCAGAATCATAAACAATCTTGGTGTATGGATGGATCTCGTCACAAGCCTTGCAATAGGTTGTGGGAGTATCTGGATAATTCTTTTTCACATACTCAACAACTGCCTTTGCAGCACGCTGCCTCATTTTAGGCATAAACTCAAGATCATAGTCCCCATCATAGTAATAGGGTTCAACATATTCTGCGTAGATATCCGCACATTCACTATAAAGTGACATTCATTTCCTCTCGCTGCCCATCAGCGTTAATACCATACTACCACGGCAGGGGCAGCGTGTCAAGAGTTTAATTGTTGGTTGCGGGGAAATAAGTTGCGGGCGGCTGGAAACCGCATTTGAATAACACCGTGATATAAAATGCCACAGACGAAAGGATCATCTGTGGCTTTACACCTACAAGTATGTTCTAAAATAACTACAAAACAACATCTAATATAGCCATTGCTATATGGGAATCACTAAGCGTACCACCGCTACCGCTATATTCGCTTTGATTAATTTTGTCGGCTAATATTTCTATTACTTTATTTTCAACTTGTGGGCTTAGAGCTTTGCTTTTTTTTTGTAAAAAGCTTTTTAAGACTCTGCTGGCTTGCTGTTTGTGTCTCTTGGAAAAAGGTTCCCCAGACTCGCTGAGTTCTTCTTTGATCAATTCTTTTAAATACTCTTTGGTAATTTTCATACGATTTCTCCTGTAATGTATATAAATAGTTATATAGCTGAATAAGAGAAAAAAAATTGGTCGGGGTAATTGGATTTGAACCAATATTTTGCCAGTTCCCAAAACTGGTGCCATGCCAGGTTAGGCGATACCCCGATTCTAAATTGGTGCGATAAGATGGACTTGAACCAACGACCTTTCGCTTATCAAGCGAATGCTCTAACCAACTGAGCTATTATCGCATAATACATAAATAGTGTTTGGAAGATAATGCGAAGGCGGGTAGGTAAAGAACCCGCAATGGGTTTCCAATCCACAGCCATTACCTTTTTGGGGCAACCTCTCTTAGCGGATTGCATACTTAGTTGCGATTTATATTTTATCCGTTGGTCTTGCAGCGGAAAGGGGTTCATCTGCAACGGGGAACACCTCTCTTTGATATTCACCTATCCAAACACTAACTTTTATTTTTCCACTCTTGTTCTTGCCAAAGAACATTTAGAGATGGATCAAATACTTTTAAAAAGCGATGCTTTCTGCTGCGATCTCTCCATTCGCCTTCGCAACCACTAATTTTTCCTCTGTTATGCTTTTTGTATGTGCCATCCTCTTGCTTGAACCAAAAATCTTTCTTTGGATCTGTTAACCCATAGTATTTCCAGTTTGTTGCAGCATAAACAATTCCGCTATGGAAATCATTATCGGCATATGACAGGATCGCACGAACATTTACATCTTTCCGTAATTGCTTAATCGCTCTTGAAGAAAACCAACCAGCCAAGTTATGTTCACTATGCTGAACTTCTGGTATGAGGCACAGACGGGATAATTCGAATAACCCATCCTGTTCATTTCTCTCTAAACCAAAGCAACCTTTAGCGACTTCTGGAACTGGTAGACCAGTAAAGATAGAAACTCCAGAAAGTGTTTGTTTGTGGTATAATCCATAATTATACCCGCTTTTAAAGCCGCGAGATATCTTAGATAGATAATGATATTTTTCTAAAATAGACTTTGCTTCTTCTTTTGCTATCGCTTTAATAGTAAAATCTTTTTTCATTTATATCTCAAACTAAAATTGTTTTCAACTATAAAATACTTTTGATGGCTTCTCTGGTCTTTGTTTGCAGAATAGGCAAAGGGGATCTTCGCACTTATCTTCTAACCAGAAATCACATTTTTTGCAATAATACGCAGCATAGAAATCATCATACTCCATGAATTCTTTATGATACGTTTCATCGTGCGGATATGGTAGTTTCATGTTATTTCTTGTAACATTCCAATCCAACCAATCCAGATACTTGGTCAACGCCTAATACCATGCAACCATATTGGTGTGAATTGCTCCTATCCCATAATAAGTACGAGACACACCCAGAAACAAGAACAGCAAATACAATCATGCTAATTATAAATGCTTTGTTGCCTGAATCTTTCTTTGTTGCTCTCTCCTTTCCCTTTTGATTTGTTTTAGCCATCGCTATTACCTCCATAAAGTAAATAGGATGCTATAGGGGAAAGGAGCAAATTGGGGTGTCCTATTGGATTCGCACCAATTCCGCCAGAGTCACAGTCTGGTATGCAAACTAAATACAACAAGGACACACGAAAGGATTATGCGAAAGTAACCATTCTGCTCTCCGCCTCCCATATTAGCGGGCGACAGGCAGGAATCGAACCTGCTACCGCATAAAATTAAAATGCAAACTGGCAATGGGATTTGAACCCATATCTTTGCTGCCGCAACGCTTTTCCGTTAATCTATACCAGTTTGCAAATATATTTGGTAGTCCCAGAGAGAATCGAACTCTCATTAAAAGGGTAAGAGCCTTTTACTTTACCATTAAGTTATGGGACTGTAAATTGGTGGGAACGGATGGAATCGAACCATCACTATTCTGCGTATGAGACAGATGTTTTACCATTAAACTACATTCCCAAATAGAACAATTCTTTTAAAATATCTTGTTGCTTATTTTATATTTTTGAAGTTCATTCCATGCTCTACCAGCAACAGTATCAGACTTTTTTTTGTTTTTATCAAACGTAATTCTATACTCTGATTTAGAATTTTTGTTTGCTTTAACGCCATGAGCTATTGAGATACCAGGAAAAGTTAATACATCTTTCTCTGGAACTTCAAAGAAGTGATTCACGACGTTTGTGCTATCATCAATTTCAAAAAAGAAAAGCAAACAAGAATGAATATTGTGGTGTGGTCTAATTTGAACTGCATTAAATACACCACAATCACTTATAGAGCACTTAATCTCTTTAAAATTACCATCCACGTCTACAGCATCACCTTTCTCTTGGGATGCTTCGACTTTAATCATTCCGTTCTTCTCTCTTATTCTTTTCTCCAAGAGACTTCCATAAGACTGTGGGTTCTTTGCAATGTAGCAAAAAAATATAAAATCTTCTGGATCTTCATAAGAAGTTTCTGCTTGTTCCCTTACCAACTTTCTTGTTCGTACTAATTGCTTCAGGTCAGCTTTTGACGTAAGCATTTCAGCTAATTCCTTATAAAAAGTCTGGCTTTTTCTACAACAGGATATGCCAGAGAACCTGTAGTTCGCTCAACAATAATTTCCAACCCACTTTGGAAACCACAGACCTTGTGTTTATTGCTGTAGTGTAGATTGGTGGGCAAAGTCGGAATCGAACCGACACTCCTTTGCAGGAAACAGATTTTGAGTCTGTCGCGGCTACCTGTTACGCCATTCGCCCATACAACAATTGGAGCCTATTGCCCGAATCGAACGGGCGACCTCATCATTACAAGTGACGTGCTCTACCAACTGAGCTAAATAGGCTTAAAAATTGGGGCGGTTGCTTTATGGAACAACCCACGGGCGCAACCACCAAAGCCCAAACGATCACAGACCGTTCTTAATAATTAGCCACGCTTGTTAGTAACGCGCAACTGGCGAATGAACAGCGAACGAGGGCGATCCACAACGCCACTACGCTTTACCTCAGAAAGATAATCGCGGGCATCCTGACGCGAACTGAAAATCTCCTCGCGCATCACGAAACTGCCACCATCAACATCCGAACGCTCAACCACAGCCCACAGCGAATTAGCGATCTTCATTTGTTTCTTTCTCTCTCTGCTGGAATATCCAGCGGTTAGGGATGGGAGACATTCCCATCGAATTACACACTCACAGAAGTATCAACGATATTCTCAAGATCCTTTGCACCGCGACGGAAATAATCCTTGCCACCATCAACAAAGATTTCACCACACTTGCAAGAAACAAAATCGTGACGATGCTTGCTTTCGATTTCGTCCCCGCACTTCTTACACTTCGCGCTATTACGAACGATCTTCATTTGTTGCCTCCTGCTTACAGGTTGGTGGATGTTGAGGGAATCGCGCCCACTCGGATCACAAGGGATATCGCTTTTACAGAGCGACCCGTCTACTTTAGCGGTCTAAACATCCGTGTTAATTAGTGGCAGAGGGTAAAGGATTTGAACCTTTGATACCCGTTAAGGTATACCAGATTTCAAGTCTGGCTGTTTCAACCGCTCACACAACCCTCTGCAAATTGGCGATCTGGGAGGGACTTGAACCCCCAACCTAAGAGGTAGAAGCTCTTTGCTCTATCCAATTGAGCTACCAGACCGCAAAACAAAATTGGTTGGGAATGATGGATTTGAACCACCATAGGCAGATTCAAAGTCTGCCGTCCTGCCCTTAGACGAATTCCCAATAAAACATTATGCGGGGTTGGTTTCTCGACCCAACCACTATCTGCGCTTTAATAATCATGCCATCTCAGCAAAGGAATTCAAGGTTCCGCGCTTGACTGGGTGTTCGCAGCAGAGTTGAACACCTTATAATAATAAGCCCGCATAGTCCTTATATAAATTGGTGACTCGTAAGAGAATTGAACTCTTGTTTGAAGCTTGAAAGGCTTCCGTCCTAACCATTAGACGAACGAGCCATGATACTTAAATAGTCTTACTTTGAAAATTGGTAGGGAGTGACGGACTCGAACCGTCCACCAAAAGATTAAAAGTCTTTTGCTCTACCTGATGAGCTAACTCCCCATGATTATTACATAAATTGGCTGGCGAGGCAGGACTTGAACCTGCAACCTGCGAGTTAACAGCTCGCTGCGACTGCCATTGTGCTACTCGCCAACTAAACTATTTATTCTTACCAGTATAAGTATCAGTTTGACTATGACAATTAGGGCAGAGCAATCTTAGATTCTCTAACCTATTATCAGTGTTGACACCGTTTATGTGATCTAAATGATGGTTAATTTTCTTGCCAAACCATTCATCACCAAGACCACATTCACTACATTTGTTTTCAATGATCTTTTCTTTTAACAACCTATTTTTTAACTTAAAACTTTGATAGATTGTTCCCTCTTTTAATATATCAACAAGAGGAATCTTTTTAGACCAGTCGTGCGTTTTATTCTTTAAATGACCCTTGCCAGTAAAATGCTTTGTATCTATTTGATACTCTGCAATCTTGCGTTTCAGGATTCGATAGTTGCCACCCATAGGCTTCAAATCTAACTTAGAAAGCGTTTGAGCGTATGATAAACTATCTCTTACTGCTGCTTCTATTTCTTCTTTTGTTTTCATAGGGAGACACCTCGTAATAATAATTAGTTGTCTCTACCACGAAACGACTAACAAAATTGGTGGGGATGGTGGGAGTCGAACCCACATGGGCGCTAAGACCCGAAGCATTTTAAGTGCTTTGCGTATGCCAATTCCGCCACATCCCCGTAATTGGTGGACCCGCTGGGGAACGATCCCAGACTCTCTCGATTATAAGTCGAGTGCTTTAACCAGTTAAGCTACAGGTCCAGTATTGCGTTACAGCTCGTTCACTCTCCAATGCGCTGGCTCAGGAGGAAACGCGATTCCTTCCTGCCAACATTCGCACTCTCTTTCATGGTTGAACAAACATTCCCTCGCTCTCTCAAAAGGAATAGGTTCAAGCGGAACCATATGAGGAAAGTCATTCTTAATTACATCTCTACATTTATCACAAATCATTGGCTGTTCGCTGTCTCGCAGCATTTGGTCACTACGAACACGGCATCGCCTACAAGCAGGAAGAATCCGCTTAAGATTTGTGATATCTACTTGCACTTTTGACATTTGTGTTCCTTCTCTTTTGTTCAAAGAAACAATATCACGGTGTTATTCAATTGTTAAAGAACACGCGGGGTTTCTAACAACAACCACCGCCTCTCAACCTTACCCGCTCAGTCTACCACACGCGGGCAGGCTTGTCAAGCACTCTTTTTTTCTTTCGTTCGTCGGTGCGCCTCGCACTCAGCGCCACCTTGAAGAACAGTCTACCACGACTCCGAGCCGTTGTCAAGCGCCCCGTTTCACTTTTTTTGCTGGACTTCTGTGTTTCGCTCACACCAGATCACCAGCGTTAAAGACATCTTATCACGGAGCGAAGGGCTTGTCAAGCACTAACTTTGCCTCCAAACCAGTTTATTATGTCCCCCTGGATCTAAACAAAACTCCCCAGTGCTACCCAAATAATTATTGGAATCGTTAATTAGTTCTCCCCTCCACCAATCTTTCTGTTCCAGTTTCCTCAAAAGCAAAACGGTTCTGGTTCCAGACATTCCTGCTTCTACTGCTCCATAAGTAAATTCTACAATATCCCCAACTCTGTATTCCATTTGTCACCAACTTGACTGATAATAAAATTTCTCCCTATCCACCGATTCCAGCAATCGCTCAAACACAGGGATTGAGGATCTTACATCATTCAGCAAATACTCATCAAACGCGGTAGAACCAAAGAAGAAACCATCCCTTGGCGGCAATAAAACTTGAGCTGCCATTGGCGCTTCATCAATTGCCTTGAAGATATAGATAATTTGTTCAATATCCTCCTTCGTAATCCTTCTGGATCGCTGACATTCATCTACGCCATCTTGGAGATTTGTGACAAACCAAGCGTGAAGGGCATTAAACTTTCTCCAATATGCAACCTCGTTGCCATGTTCGTCGTGAATATACATATCAAGACCCATATCGTTTTACCTTATTTTAAACTATCTCCAGATCATCTGCATTTTCTGTGGTAATATCACCACTACCATTTTCTAAGATAACAACATCATCGCAAGTCTTAGAGTGTGCGATAACTTCGTAGATATCGTCCGCTTCACGCCCTTCGTCCAAGCCATAAATTGTCACCTTAGTGCCGATAGGCAAATCCTTTGCCTTCTTTGGCTTTGGCTTATCTACCTTGCCCTCAAACTTGATAAGGGCAGTTGTAATCGTTGCCTCAAAATCACTAAGCTGTTGGTGAATTGCATCCAGCTTATCCATCAAGCGATCAAAAGAATCACTCTTTGCCATTTAATTAATCTCCTTCACGATTACAGCAGCATTACAGGTACAACGATTATACTTGGTAGAATAAACATCGTTAGGCGCACAAGCGGCAGCACACTTCTTAAAAAAGATGCCTTTCTCAACCTCCTGCAATTCCTGATGTGTTTTATTTGCGCTATACCCAAGAGCAAGAATCACAATCACAACCAAGCCAATAAAACATCCAAGAGCAACCATAGCAGTATCGTAAAACTTTTCCTTAGTCATTATTGTTTTCCTTTTTATCGGTTGAGTGGTACATCACAGGTACACACCATTCGCAAAGATCCATACCCTTTACAATTTCTACACCAACTGCGTATCCACTATCCTTTAGCGCGTAGAATCCATAGTCAAATGTGGGATCATCGTGTTTGAAGAATTGATCATACTCCACCTCCCCCTTACACTTAAGGCAGGTAAATGTTTTGACCACTTCCTCCGCAATAACATTTGCGGCGGCTGGCAACTCATATGGATCAATCAAGGAACCTCCAACCGCTCTTTTTATTCATCTGCATATCCGTACCAGCAATATGCTTGTTACGGAGCAAATCTTTCAAAACACCCGCACAACCATACTCGCAATCGTTATGATCCCCAACTGCAATAAGCTTATAAGCGAAGCGATTCATGTAATGCCTTTGCGGAGTAACAGCGGAGATCATATAGATTCTAACTTTCCACCCTTCCTCGTTTTCAGCAGTTTTACCAGCCCAATATTCACAACCAACAAGCTTGCCGATATGTTTAGCATACTTTTTGTATACAGATGAACTGGACTTGTAATCACGATCTCTAAGGTTGCTTCGATGCCACATTCTTTTTCTCCGCTCCAAATGACAAGAACAGGATACCATAGGCTCCCGCTCAAGTCAAGAGGGTAATTGCTACTTACTCACTAAGGATCTTAAGGTCGCGTTCCATGATTGTAGTTTCTTGGCTGCTTGCGATCCACATAATCCTGAGCAATCGTGAGCCATAACCATATGCATTATCTTCGTTGAAACCAGCAATCATACCAAGTCGAGGAGAACTCTTATAATCTTGTTCCCAATAAAATGGATCTCGACTCCTGTTATTAATATACTTATCCTTTAACTGAACAAGAGTACCAATCTTCAAAGTGCGAGGACGGGCATTTTCCAACTTGGTTCGGAAAGTATGATCCTTTGAAGCCCTTGCAAACCTAAGAAGCGTGGGCTTTTCCTCAAAAACTTCATTCCAAACTTCCACCAAACCTGGACGCTTGGCAAGCCACGTTTGGAATTGCGCTTCACAACTCTGGAATTCTGGAGTCTGCGTTGCAAGATAGGAAAGAATTATCTCATAACGCTCGCGCGAACTTGAAGTAATAAGTCGATTCTTCAACCTTCCAGTTTCGTCTTGGAGATCCTTATACCAAACCTCTCTGCCAACTGCGACATAACGATGAAAGTCGATTACCTCTTCTTTATTCAACACAAGACCAGCATCAATCGCCGTTTGGACAATATTAATGTCCTTTGGAACAATCGTAGAAACCTTGTTGTCAACATAAAGCTGATTAAGGAAACGCTCAATAAACGGAACATTCCATTGGCTACTTCCCGTCCAGTAATACCTACGACGGAAATCCTGAAACGTCAGATTACCGCCGTTGCTCTTAATCTTGAAGTCCAGTTTATAGTGGCTATTCTTATTAGACATTAAATTCCACCGCCTTCAACGAAGGTAATAGGGGTATTAGTAGTTTCCTTGCTATCCTCACAATAATCACTATTCTGAGTAAAAATAATGTTTAGGGCACCGGCTTCAAGTTTCTGGCTATTGAAACTCAAAGAGAAATCCTCCCAACACCACTTAGTATCATCTGCAAGATCGGGATACTTAGCATAAATCTTATGCATAAGCATATCCTGAACTTCCTGTCCAGTTAGATTAATTTGCACAACCTTTGACATAATAGCATCCATTTAGTTAACCCACCTTTGCAGCTTACCCTCCTGAACTGCCTTCATCGTCCAAAGCATCGTTTCGGTAAACTCCTTCTGCGTCCATCCGTGATCCGCGTAATGATCCTCAAACAGCGTTTTGGTAGCTGCCTGAATTGCGGTTTGGTACATAAACTCCATCTGCTCATATGTCATCTTCTTAGAATCACTCATTAATGAACCTCATATCCCTTCGGATTTTGCAATCAAAAATTTCGATGGTGTTGCCGTCGCTGTCACGAATACCAATTACGATGGTATCGCCGCTTCGGGTATAAACAAAATACTCGTTTGGCTCTTTTGCCAACCACTCAGCACATTCGGTTCCCCACTTATCCCTTTCGTGTTTGTCAATTGGCACACCGACGCTATCGTGCCAAACACCATTCACATCATTAAAAGGGCGCATCTTCATTGTCATCCTCAATCCCCTGTTCGTGTTCGGGCTTTGCGCGGTAAATCTTGATATCACGCTCTGGCATCGTGATCTTGTTATCACCACCAAAAGGCATCAAGGTGTATTGCCGCGAACCCCTTGCAGGACCAACCGCGTTCTCATACGCGATAACAGCACAAATCTTGTTATCACCCCAATAACGAGCGGTCTTGCGGATCTCTACAATTGAACCAACAGGATACTTAACAGGCGTTTCGATATTCTCCATGATCCGCTGGGCATACTTGTTTTCACACATAGCGCGATACTGCTTTTCGCTGGGCGTCCAAGTAGGCTCGTTCATAACGCGAACCGCGATATCACGGAAATACGGAGTGGTAACGTAATACTGCGCGCAAACATTCAGCCTTGCACGCATTTCGGGAGTAAAGTTAGAAAGCCAATCGCTTTGTGCAGCGGTTCGCTTGGCAACCTCGCTTGCATCATAACGCTGCTCCATCTTAAGAAGCAATCCGTTTTGACCAGCGGTGATTGAACCATAGCGATCCCAACCCTGCTTAAGCGATTCGCAGATAGCCTTATCGTTAGTGGTAATCACGCCATTGTTGATAAGAGCATCAAGGCGAGCGGGAATAGAAGGATCATTCACCTTCTGCACGACAACCTTGGGCTTTGCAAAACGATTATATCCCCAACGCATTTATAATATCCTTTTCTCGCTGACCACCAGCGTTAAGAACATATTATCACGCGCAGGGTCGCCCGTCAAGAGATTTTTTTGAGGGTATCTATGTTGTATTCTTCATAGTAGAAGAATTGTTCTTCGCCATTCTCGATATCCTCAAACAACATATCTTTGCTAAGAAATGGATTAATGTGTTTAAGCAAGAAGGTTTTTTTTACAATCCCACCATTCTCTTTAATCTGCGAAAGCTTGTTGTATGTCACTTCGTATAAGTGACCAACCTGGAAATATTCTTTCAGGATATCTTTTTCAGCCATTGGCTACTTTCCTCGCGATAAAGATAAGTGATTGTTGTTTCGGATGGATCATCCAGATAGCATAGTAGCATTGCGGTTCTACCTTCGTAGATTTTAACATTATGTTCTTTTGTAATATTCTTTAGAACTAAGACCGCTTTTGTTATTTCTGGAATATCTCCATTTTCGTAGGACTTAATTTCTATTTCATACAAATGACCAATCTGGAAATAATCACATAGTTTCGTCATAATCAGGTTGTTCTGGCGCACACGAGACACAATGAGCTGCTGAATGATTATCGTCTAACTCAATCCAAACAACCTCGTCATCGTGAAGATAGCAACCACAAACAAAACACTTTAGAACACCCATTTTATATTACTCCTTTTCGTCCCACTTCTGGAACATTTTGATATGACCCCAATACGCTTGATTTTCGTTGGAATATCTTTCTTCGTCTAAACCTACATAATCTATATCACCATCTGATCGAACTGCAAATACCATTGTTTCCCAACCAGTAAACATAACATCGCTGGTTGAAACCCAATACTTGCCATTCGTTGTTTTATGTTGCCACTTTGGTCCCATTAATTCTCTTAACGTAGTTGTTACTACGGGTTTTACTGACATTGGATCTGCCATAGCCATTACTCAATTGACAATACAAAGCCAATTAAAAGTGTTGCGATGCAAGTAGTGATCATTAGCATTTGTTATGCTCCTCTAACGCCGAAAGCCCCAATGAAGGGGCTTTGGCTACGTTTGTTTGTATTTAATTAGATGGGAAGATCGACAATCTCCACATCGGAATCGTTGTCGGAATCGGAATCCTCCGTGTCAACCGCAACCTTCTTTGCGGCAACAGGCGAAGAACTATCCGCCTTATCCTTGAACACGGTATCAGGAAACACGATACCACCATTCCGACCACGACGACCAACCACCTTACCATCCTTCTTGAGATTGGTAATATTCTCTGCAACATCATCACCAAACTTGTCATTGAGATAATGGGCAGGACACGGGCGATTATTGCTATCGAGATAGGACTGGATTGCAGCGAGAACGTCGATGTTATTGATAGTAGCCATTTGTTTTTATCCTTTTATTCTGCTCACAATGGAGCGGTTAAATAATCTTGCTTAATCTTACAGGGTTAAGGGTTAAGTGTCAACTGGTTTTTTCTACTGATTATCAACTAACTCACGTTCATTCTCCTGAATTGCAAACTTGGTTTCACCGCAAAGCTCACAAGTCCATTTCTCTACATCACGCTGAACAAGGATATCGTCATGCTCCCAATAAAGCTCCTTAACATTTCCGATTAACTGCATAAAGTGATTACAGGCTTCCTTATTGTGCATCATCTCTCTCCTTATCTTCTTACAGTCTATCACAACGGGGCGGGGGAGTCAAGCAATATTTTTGCTGGGATTCTAATAAGACTCAACACTCATCATCTCATTATCCAACATTTGGTTAATAGCTTCCGCGCTTTGCCAAGGGGTTTGATAAATGTCTTTTGGTTCTTCTGTACCAACCTTCCACATATGCACAGCATACCGTATTGGTTTGTTTTTCTTTAATGCATCAATACGCAGGATCAAATAGTATTCATATTCCAGATCTTTTCCTGGTTGAAACTTAAGTATGCTCCCTACCCTATATTGGTCCAGTCTTGGTTTATTTAGATTCCTCGCCATTTTGCAAACCGATTTGCGGCGGCTGGCAACCGATTATCCAGTTGCCAACCAACCGCGTTTCGTTTAGTCTACCGCAATAACACGCTCCGTGGTGGTGAAATAAGGATTGTTCGCACAAACCTTATCAGTCATCCACATACGCTGGCAAGTCGAAGCAATGGGCTTCGGAGCGTACATATCGGTAAGAACGATGTGACCATCAAACTTACGCTCATTCACATACTTCGTGGGAGCGTTGAAATCGGTTCCACCGCACTTAACACGCTCTGCCTTTTGGTGCTTGCCCTTCTTCCAGACATACACCAACTTCTCGTCAACCTCCGTATCGAACGGAACAACGGTGAAAGTGGCAAGCTTTGCAAGACCATTCAACTCTGCAAAGAACTTAACCAGCATTTCATCGCTGACCGAACCCGACTGGTCAATCGAAATGGCAATGTTTGCCCGACGATCAACCTTAGCGCCAGCGTGAATATAGGGGAAACGCTTGTTAAGACGCCTCACCGTATGATTCTTATTTGCACGCTGCGAGGTCTTAATGAAATAACGCAGAACGTTACGCCAATCGACCTTGTTGGAGATGCGGTCAAGAATATCCTGACGCATATCAGCAGAGATCGAACCCCACGACTTCTTATTCGCTTCCTCCGCAGCTTGCTTCATCATCTCCTTAAGACGCTGCTTGGCAATCTCCTTCACGGAAGGGTCGATATCGCCTTCACCCCAACCGCTGTGATCGTCAAAGGGATCACCAAAGCCATCGCCTTCACCATCGCCACCACCATTTTCCTCCTGCTTCTTCTTCAATTCCGCATAATACCATTCAGCGGTCTTGCCAGCAGGCATATCAGCAAGTTGCCCATATTCGGGCAAACAACCGAACAGGGGAATCTCAGTAAGAAGATGCGAGTTGATTGCAAGATCAGTCGCAATATTCCAAAGACGATTCATTTTCTTAGTGCCCGAACCATCTTCCGCATCGGGCAAACGAGTGGTAACGTGCTCAAAGATAGCATGATAAAACTCATGCTTGAGAACGCCCAAACGATACTTAGGCTCAAACGCAGCAAAGAAATAAGGGTTATAGATCATCTCAAAATGCCCCTCGCTGGAAACCTTAATGCCAGCGGTAGGCAGGGCAAGCGAAGGCACCTTTGCAACGTGACGCGAAATCGCGGCAAAGAACGGCTCGCTTTCCAGCAACGAGAGAATATGATCGTTCATATCGAAACGACGCAGACCCTCATTCATATCGCCCTTAGCAGTAAGCTCCTTAACCTCGTCAAATCGCTTGACGTGATCCTCAAACAGCTTATCGGTATCCACAACATTCTTCTTCTTAGTAGCCATCTTCATTACCTCATTTCGTGGCGGGATTGCCACCTTACAGAGAATAGTATATCACGCACGCCTGAGAGAGTCAAGCGTAGAATTAGCAGTTGGGGGAAGCTGTTTCCAGCTTGCCCCCTTTGCCGTTTAGGTTTTACTTCTTGTTGGAACCACCCGTCATAATCGAAACGATGTAGTCGTTGCAAAGCTTGTGAAGCTCAACAGCGTTATACACGTTCGCGTTACCAGCGATCTTCCAAAGCTTCATCGAAGCCTCCGCAGGGATCATTCGGATATAATCCGCAATGTTCTTAAGCTGCTTGGCATCAAGCTTGGTCTTAAGCTTATCGGAAGCCTGGATCTTCTCGATAAGAGCAAGGTGATCGTTCACGGGCAGATCCTTAAGGGCATCATGCTTTCCGTTGAAGATATCGTCAATCGAAATCTGACGCTCATACTTCTCAACGAAATCACGAAGCGCAACCGCACCCTCCATACCAATAAAGGCGCAACCAAGCTCATAGATTGCAGGGAGATGCTGCTTCTGCTCATTCTTCTCCTTGCCAAGCATATCAGCAGAGGTCAAACACTCGTTAAGACGGAACCACGAACGCCGCGAAGGATAAACCTTGTTAGGCTCAAACTCGCCCTTATGCTCAAGGTGAATGCGATTCTGGTTGATGAAATCCCAAACAACCATATTCAGCTTGTCCTTGGCGAAATCAAGGAAATCCTCAACGGTAGGCTCAAGATCGAAAACCGTCCAACGATCCAACTCAGCAGGGTCCATTTCACCAACCTGATACTGCGAACCATGCTGCCCACCATTAACGGCAGCAAAGATCAGCGTATCAGGATGGAGGTGGAAACCATTGAGCTTACGGGAATCCGTCAACTCGAAAAGACCCTGACGAACCTCAGTAACCGCACGATCAACCTCGTCGAAGAAAAGCACAACGGGCTTCTCACAAGCGGTCTTGTACCAATCGGGCGGATTCCAGCGAGTGCGATTGCCGTCAAGCGAAGGCAGACCGATAAGGTCGCCTTCGGTCATCTGCGATGCACGACGCTCAATAATGGGGAAACCGATTGCAGCGGCAAACTGATAAACCTGCTCCGACTTACCGATACCATGCTTACCACGAATCAGGACGGGCTTCTTAACCTTAGTGACATGGGGAACAATCTTAGCGAACGTCTTGAAGTCAACAGCCATTTTTATTACCTACCCTTTTATTCGACTTGCGTTTATTGTTGAGCAGCGACCCATTCGCCGCTCAACCTTACTTAACTACTCTACCACAGCACAGCGCCCGTGTCAACAGGCTGCATTTATTTTCTTTGCTACCCTATCGGTTACTTCAGAGATCCAGGCATATAGTTTTTGGGAGTCTCGCCAGAAAGCCAGTTGCTGGGGATTGCTTTTTCGATAGATTCAACTGAAACAGGATTCTCAACCATCGTATCCGAATTCTTCATGAAGTATGCACGATCATTGATATCCTCAACGCCGAAATGCCTTGGAGGATTATAGTTAGTGCAATCGTCACCGCCGATCTGTGAAACGCCCATTGAGTAAGCATACCTATTGTCTACAACAATAGCATCCCAGTTAATCTTCGTGACAAGATAGAAATATTCAGCGTTATTCCAATGCGACATCTTAATTACGCAGCCAACACCCCAACCCTCTTTCTTGGCATCCTCAAGAAAACGCTTGCGGAAAGCAGCATTGCGCGTTACCCATTCCGCACGATCAGCAATAAGCTTATCACACTTGCGCCTATCGTGATTGCTACCACGGCAATAGCGGCAAGTACGCGAACGCGAACGATACCGCTTGTGGTAATCATTATCCGCCTTCTTCGTTTCAGGCGAACGGGACGGGCAGGTTCTACGATTATGACCAGTATTTCCACAATAACGACAATGACGCATACGCTTCCTCTCCTATCGGCACCACGCCGAACAAGGAACAGAGTACCACAAGCGGAGGGACGTGTCAACAGGTTTGAATAGGGGGTAGGTTGCCCCCCTAATACATTCGCGGCGGCTGGTTACCGCATTTGCAAGTAATTAGTGCAAATGGCGGCTGGTTTTGAACGCTCCTCCATAGTAACATCTTATTACAACGGGCGTCCCGTGTCAAGCGATATTTTTAGCTCCACGGATAGAGTGTGCCATATTCAAAGAAAATATACGCTGGTTGACACGGGAATATTGCGGTGATAGAGTGTGTCTAACCCTGCGAGATCACGCAGCTATTTCTCTATTATATCATTGGAATGTGTAAGTAGCAGAGAGGACGAGGTTTTTTACAATCAATTTGTTTTGTTTTATACTTAACACTTCCTTTAGTCTAATTAATTGTAACTTATAGTGATATAATATGATTTATGGCAATTCTAAAAAACGAATTGTTTAAATTCAAATTGTTGTTTCTGGGGCTGATGAATAGATATTTCTATCTCTCGCCCAGCGCAAAACGTCCTCCAAAATCTCTTCTTTCGTCATAACAGTCATTTTAGAAATAGAGATTAGACTTTCTGGGTAGTGCTCTTGTAATCTTGTCAGAGATTCTCCAGGCATTATCTGATTGTCTCTTACTTCCCATTCAACAATAAAAAGTTTTTGTTCAAACAAAGAAGTTTGAGCGGGGTGATAATTTTTTTTGATTACCATTGGTTCTTTAACTTTTCCAATATATTTGTTGTGGAACATGTAATATGCGCTATTATCATCCGCGTCTTTACAATATTCTATGTTTTTATTGTAGTCTTTACCAAGATAACTCCACCAAACATCCGTTGGAAGAGAAGCACCATATAAATCATAAAATCTTTTTACTTCTTCTTTGCTTATTCTGCGCGATCTCATTAAAACAATTTCACCAGAATAAAAGATACTTTCTTCTACTGCTTCTTCTTGTTTATTTTGTTGTAGACCCCCACTGGGGGGGTAGGGGGGTAGTATGGTAGTGGTACTCATCCACTGTATCCTATCAAGTTATTTAAAAATTGTAAAGCTATAAGCTGCTCTTATACTATCTTTTGGCTCCCAATAGTTACAGCAATCACCACCATATATTTCTCCTTCTACAATCGTGCAAGCGCCATACTTTGCATCCCTTTCTATTTGAAAGTATTCACAAGTTTTACAACAAAAAATACCTGAAGCTTGATCTGGTCTCTGTTCTATTCTACCTCCTATATGAACATATCCAGATTCTTCTTTTTTATGAACTCCACCTTTTGACATTATTATTCTCCTAAAATATACAATACATTTCTTCTGACCATATTCTTCTCGTATCTTCGCTTCTTGGATTCATATCTGAAACTTGAAGAAGCACTGGTATGTTTCTTTTCAAGAAATATGCCTGTTCCATGTCTAATAAGAATTTTTGTTCTCGATTATCATAAAATCTTATTTCGCTTTGAAAATTATTTATTTGGTCTAAAGATATAATTAGACCAAAGCCATACCAAGGATCAAAAATTAAATCGCCTATCTGCAAGTCTCGCAAGCCTTGCTCCATATCGTCTTTATCGATCTTATCAATGTAGCCTTGTTTCTGAAACATTGTCCTTATAAACAAATAGTTTCGGCTTACCCCAACAATCCATTACAGGCACTCGTCCTTCATAAATTTCTACATGGTGAACGCTATTGCTAAGGAATGTATGACGAGCAACAAGAACAGCTAATTCAAAATCACCATCAATCATAAACTTTTGTTCAAAAGCACCAGCTCTATTTCTTGGACAAATTGTATATAACATATCTCCTCCTCCACAAACTATACCACAGGAAATTTATGATGTCAAAAAGAAAGAAGCCTCCCTTTTTATCGGGAGGCTTTTCTGTTTAGATTTTAAATTTTAGTTTAGCGAGCGCGGACTTGGAGTTCACGATTCAAAAAAGCCTGTAGTGAACGGGCTTCAGAAAGAGTTAGTGTGAATCTACGTGAATCACCTCGAGCATCCTTTGGCTTCCACAGGACTACGTTGCTATAATCACCATGACGTGTATCACCGCGACGAATACCCATGCCGATACGCTTTAGCTTGCGCTCAACCTTGTATACACCACGATCATAATCGGTTGGGTCAAACACTGTACGGTTTGGATCACGACCAGTTGAGCGGGTTGAAGTGTTGCGGGTTGAACGGTTTGACTTAGTGTTACGGCTTGACATATTTTCTCCTTGCCACTTTGGGCGGTTATCGGAGCCGATCTGTCATCTCTCGGCTCACCTTGTAGAACTACTCTACCACTCTCGCTCTCACTTGTAAAGATCTTTCTTTTTCCTCAGAGCCGCGAGATACTTGCTAAAATCTGCCAAACTTTTGGTTGGCATCTTACTATAATTTTTATTATATTCAGCTAAATTAAATTCATCCGAGAATCCGAAACCAGGTATTTCATACTCAAACCACTTGATTGTTGCAACTTCAACTTCAATTTCTTTCTTTTCAAAGTGCTTAGACAAGCCATAATAAGGATGAATCCAGCTTTCAATATTAATAGCTGTAATCATACCAGCAACTGGTAGTGTTGCCAGCTTTTCTGTATTCTTCCAACGATGGATAAAGAACCTATCTCGCTTCATTTTAACAAGATCGCCTATCTTGAATTTGTTCTTCAATTCTTCACCGCTTTTTGAACTGCTTGAACGTGCTTACAAGTCTTTCGATAGCGGAATCCTGTGCATTCGCAAGTAATAGTTTTGTCTTTCCACACCTCGACTTTGTATCCCTTGCCTTTGATTGTGACTTGCATTCTTTTGATCGGGAGATTCGGGACATACTCTTTCCTTTTCATATAGAGATGAACATTCACCATTGTTGTACCATCTGGAACTGGTAGCCATTCACCACCTCCAACTGCATACAATTGTTTACCATCAGCCCCGCGAAGGAGGCAGGGATCATATGTGGATTCTACGGGGTACTTCGGTGTCGTCGTCAGCATAGAGACACTCTATCACGCAGATATTGGCGTGTCAAGCCCCTGATATTCCACGACATATTTCCCATCTTTATTCATCGCCAGATACATCATGTGCTCAATAAGATATGAAAAATCATTTGGGTTGAAACCTTCTTGTTCTTTCATTGGGATATTAAAGCTTATGAAGACCCTCTCTGGGTCTTTCGATATTGTAGCCTCAAATTCTCCCTGCTTTACTTTTATAGTCTCCATTATAGTCTTTCCGGTGAATCCGACCAATAGATCTCAGTTGATCTTGGGAGCTTATTAGCAAACCAAGTTTTCATTTCTTCTTCGCTCTTAAACTCTACAAGTTTGTCGTCTTCATCATAGATCTTCCAAGAGCCAATCTCTCTCAAGATATCAACCTTGTTAAATACAATCTTGTTAGCTCCGTTTAGATCGATAGCTTTAAAAAGATTTTTTGCATTGACCCAATTGCATTGACGAGGACGACCAGTTGTTGCTCCGTATTCATTTCCAATTTCTCTCATTGTTTTAAACACGGGTTCATCTGGTTCAAATTTCTTCATTCCAACATACGTTTCATAAGCTTTCGCAACTCCCCAAACATTGCGAATTCGCTTTGCAGGAACTCCATTAGCAATTGCAGCAGCAACAGTGCAGCCAGAAGAAGTAACGTAAGGGTAATCTCCCCAATCGATATCAAGACCAAATCCTTGAGCGCCTTCAAAAAGGATACGACTAATTTGATTAGGTTTATAAAACTCCTCATACATATCAATTAGGTATGGTTTTAACTTTTCTACCTGTTCCGCTCGTATGCCCTTGCGGCTGTGCTTGTCACGATAGGCTTGACCGACGCCGCGTTTTGTTGTCCCGATAACGTTATCTTGTCGATCCTCCATAACGTGTTCATCGGTGATGATATGAGCATTTCGTGCAATAAATACCAAGCCCTGACACCTGACACCACCATCTTCCAACTCCTTCATCTCATTAAAGAAATGCTCTACATTAAGTACACATCCAGGTCCAATAATGCTTCGAATTCCATAAAATACACCAGAAGGAATAGAATGAGTGATAAACTTCTTGCCTTCGTGGTAAATCGTGTGTCCAGCGTTATTGCCTCCAGAAAACCTGATTACGTGAGTATAGTTCCCAACTTTAGCTAAATGATGTGTAACTTTTCCCTTTCCAGAATCCCCATACGCAAGATCAACCACTACATCAGCATAATCTATCATAATTATTTATCCGTTTCTCCTACGCTCGTAGGCATAATACTCATCGATCCAAATTACATTTCTTATAATTTCACTTACAGTCGTTTGTGCCAAATTATATTTTTTTGCTATTTCTCTTTGGAAGACGCCATCAGTATACAACTTTCTTATCTCGTTTACAAGCCCCCAGTTTAATTTAGCCCAAGGCATTACTTGACCTTTGCGGGTCTTTTTCCTATTTTGTTTCTGTTCTTCAGTCCATTTATATTTTGGTCTTTTTTTTGCTGATTCGCTTTGTTTTTGTCTTGTTTCAAGAGATACTTTAACTCCAGCAGTATTACCAGCTTTTTTAGCAATATTATAGCCTATAGAATTATCGCATGGGTTATATAAATCTAAATAATATTGTTCTCTTTCAATAATTTTTGTTTTATCTTCTACGATTTCAAGAATTTCAAATATAAAATCTTTCTCGTCATATAAATTCCAAGCACTTTGTAGGTGTGGATTTTTATGTTTATTATTTCTTAAAGAATATTTGTGTGTAGAAAATCGATTAGATAAGTTGTAGGCAGAACCAATATAAATTTTATTATTTACTTTATTGGTAATACGATAAATTCCAGATTTTTTTGTACTCATTATAAAGCCTCCATGACATATATAATAAGTAGTTCATACGACCATTATAAGCATTTTAACAAGCTAAATCTACTACAACATCTGCATAGTCAATCATATATTCTCCCAATCAAACTCTATCTTCACCTTATCATCACTATAACACAGGCGCTTGAAGTGTTCAACATCTTCTGACCATTTCATTCCCGTCCACCACTGGAAACCTTCATAGTCTGATTTGTATATAGAGCAGCTTTCATATCCCGAAGAAAGGTATACACAATCATACTTTTTCATTTTAGCAAAGTAAGCAAGAAAATGTATGTTTAACTTTCCAAGAGAAAGCTTCGGATCTTCATAATCCCAAGCAAATTCAACCGCAAACATATTATTTGCTAAGATCTTGAAAAAACAAAAACCAATTATTTTATTTGCATATGCATAATAAACGTAGCCATTCGATGTATTGATTATATCGTCGAGTGAGTAATCTTGACTTTTAAATTTTTTGTATTTAATATATTTTTGGAATATCTCAAAAAAAATTGCTTTCTTTGTATTATCAAGTGATACACCATAAAATGGTTTTATGTGTTTTGCTTTTTTTAAAAGCTTTTTATTTGGTATATACTTTTTTATATCTATTCTTGTAGATCTTGTTTGAAACCAGAGATTATTTAATAAAGGACACCAACCAGTTTCCAGCGCTTCTTTATGCTCTTTTTCTTCAACTAAGGCTCCTGTTGGGGCGTATATATACGCTTGATCACGCATTTTACCAAAACCATGCGTATGATCATAAATTATTTTCATTTAATCATCATCTGGTTCGTCTGAATAATCTGTTTCTGGGTCGTCAACTTCATCATGCACAAGTTCATTTTCGTCAATGTCATCGTCATAGTCTCTTCTAAAGACATCTCTCTTGGCAAGATCCCAATAAGCTAATTCATCAGCTGCTTCTGCAATTAGTTCTTCGACTTTTTCTTGATGGTCTTCATCCAACAAGTCTAATTCTAAAAACTCTTGATATTTTTCTTCTGCTTCCTCTATTGTCATTTTGTGATTTTTTAGCCCACGGCAAATTACACACATATATTTTCTCCAATAAAAAAGCTATAAGCTTTAGAAACTTATAGCATGTTTTTTTTATGTTGTAAAGAATGTATTACTTAAGAGTTAGCAGATATTTTAGTTTGCTGATTGCTGCCAACATTTCGTCACGAATGTTTAATAAATCTGTATCAGTTTCTGGATCTAATTGCTCGGAAAGACCACTGAAGAACTGGGCGCTGCCATCAATGAAATCCGCTATATCTAATTCGGACATATTAATGATTTGAACAGAATTACTTTGCAATTGGAATCTTCCATATTTTCCCATCACGCCTTCCATAAATGCATCAATAAGATCTCCAAGAGCAGCATAAGTTTTGCCAAATGCTTCATGTTGAGCAAAACTGTCTGTTTGCCAATGAAGAATACGTAACTGTTGTTCAATACCTACTAACATATTAACTATTAATGGATCCATTTATTTTTCCCTGCCTTTTATTTTATTTATATTAAATTTATATTGCTTACCAAATTCTTCAGTATATAGTTCGATCTTGTCCTGTTCGTCTTCCCACATTTCAATTTCTTTAATTGAAGGATTATTTTTCAAGAGTTCGCGTATCTTTTCTACTTTAAACTCACCAGTGCTTCTACCAAATTGGTTTAGCCATACGTGTTTAAAGTTCAAGCCCTTCTGCTTTACTAATTCATTTATACGTTCTTCAAAAAACTGGTCAACACGACCAGTCATTAATATCACGTAATTCTTAGGATTAGCTAATTCATTTATTGCGGCATCAACGACATCTAAATTCCAGAATTGATCACCAGGTTTTTTAGGAACTGCCGGCGGATTCAAGGACTTAGCTTCAATCCACCAGTTACCTTTGTAGCCTTCTGGTTTGTCTGGGCTTTTAAATAAAGTTCCGTCGAAATCAAACACAGACAATTTTGTGCAATATTTTTGATTAGCAATCCTGATCTTAATCATTTACATCCTTGTTTTTTCTGCCTTCATGTGACGAGCCACAGAGTTTAACATTGAGGCGGCAACTGCGATCTTTTCCTCAACCCAAGGCTCTAAATTCTCGTCCTCTGCGATGAGTTCGCAGAGCATCATAGCATCACTTTTTAAGTTGTACAAGTTATTTTTTGCCATACTTCCTTCGTAACCATCTGGATCTTGTTCATAACCCATTTGTGGTTCACTTGGTTGGATTTCCATACCTTGTTCACCGCCAATATATCCATGAGCTTGTAGAGGCTGACCAAGACCCAATTGAATAACTTTCATTTCTTCTTCAATCATTTCTCTTAACAGTTGTTTTGTGATTTTCATTATTTTATCCCTGTTGTTTATTTTGTTTGTAAAAGGCTCTTTACTTTTTCAAGCACATTTTTAATGTAGATTACTGCTTCTTTCTGTTCATTTGTCGAAAAATTAACATAATTTAATAAAAAGTTTGCATCCCCTAAAGCATTCGCTACTTCTCTAAGAAGACTTTGTCCTTGCTTATCCAACTTAATTTCTGGGAACATGTCGTCAGTTTCTTTTAAATTAGTTATTTCCGCCTCAATCATTTCTTTTAATAATTTTTTTGTGATTTTCATTATTTATACTCCTAAATCAATTTCAGTTGAAAATTGATCAGCAAAATTTTCTAAAACGCCCCTACATTCATTTAAAATTTGCAAAAAAGATTCTTGATCTCTGAGCCCTTTGTCTTTAAACAGATGAGGGTGATAGTCAAAAAACCCCTTAAAACCCCAACCGCCTTTTATATAATCTATACAATATTTTTCTAAATCAAAAAGTTTTTCGAAGACGCCTGCTTGATATGGATTAAAGCTATTAGCGGGGACATAATATATCCTATTTGGTTTCATTTCTTTCTCTTGAAATAAACCTTTATGTAGTTCGCTTCCTTTTCCTAATGCTTTTTTAAAGCTATCAATAGTGATTTGTAGACTTGAAGAGTCATCTTTTTTATATTGAGAGCATTTATCTATAAGCAAAATATATTCGTTTATAATTTTTATTCCTGCTGCAATATCTTCTGTTTTTATTTTTTTGTTTTCAAAAAGCTTTTCTATTTCTTCTTTAATTATTTGTCTTAATGTGTGTTTTGTGATTTTCATTTTATTCCTTTTTTTCGGTTTCTTCTTCTAAAGCCCAAGCTTCACCTGGGGCTGCGGATGGTGTCTTGCTTGCTCTTCTTTGATAAACCTTAGCAACACCACCAGTTCTTGCTTTTTTATAAGGGAAATTTTTTGTTTCTGGTCCTTCGCCAGCGTATGGGTTTGCTGGTTTAGGTCTTTTCTTCAAATTTTTATCCGTTGGAGCAACCATTTCCTGCTTTTTTTCTTCCATTTTCTTTTTTCTTAATTCTCTAATTTTTAGAAGATATTCTTTTGCCGCTTTTGAAGCTTGCGTGGCAGCTTCTATCTCTTTTAAATATTCTTGCTCAAGCTCTGGATACTTTTTATGAATTTCAAATTGTCGTTTATGTGCCCACTTTAAATCAGTTTTATCGTAAGCTCTTTGTTGACGATTAGCGCGGGCTTTTGCTCGCTTTTTCCATACTTTACTTAAGCGAGCCTCTTGTAAGTCTCCTTCGTATCCAATTGCTATATCATAAAGAGACATACCAGCATCAACGATTAAATCTTCTAATGATTCAATCGTCCAACCGCCAGGTATCATTTCTTCGCAAGTAGCAAGGGCTTCATGAGCCTTCATAAGATAAACATCGATATTTTCAGCTCCATGAGTATAAGCTCTATTCAAAGGATCGCCGTCATATCGTGGATGGATTACACAATCATCTTCTGGTGTTGGTGTTTTTGGATTATTTTTATCATCAAAAACATCTCTGGTGTCATCCCCATCCTTAATTTCCTTAAATTTAACCCCAGCGGAAGACATATCAACCCAAGCATTCGCAGCTTTAGGGCTAACAAAATCTCTATCAGGATATAACCCTTCTGGATGTTCAGACATTATGATCTTGTATAAGCGTTTTCCGTACCCTCTACGTGCTAAATTTTTATTAACAGCAGAAACCTTAACTTGGCTTGCATTCATGCAGGTACCGTATTCATCCTTTAATTCTTGAGTATTTTCAGCTATTTTAATTGCGCTGACAACAACATTGTTATCGATTAGATCTTTTTTTCTAATGTCAGGATTTTGTGGGTCTAATGACTTATACAGCTTTAGTAAAGCGCTTGTATCAATTAAAACGTAATTTACATTTAAGCCACTTCCAGTTTTTACAACACCAAAATTTTCTTCATTTATTTCTTCATTCAAATATTTTCTAAATCCTAAAGTTAGACTTTCTGCTGTTGGTTGCATTGTTGGCGTTTTAACTCCCTTAAAACTATCATAAGATGATATTTCATCGAAACCTTCGGAACTGTGTGGCTTTGTTATTCTTGAAAACATTGCATCATACGCTTTGCTTGGTACTTCTCTGCCGAAAGTTGCACCTAATTCTTTTTTCATTTGTTGCGCTCTCAAATGTGCTCTTGTTTCTATTTCTTTTCTGTACGGTTGAAACTCAAAATATACAGCTATTTTTTTGTATTCTGGTCGGTCTGTAATCAAACCAAGGGCTTTAGCTCTTTCTTGTTCTGTACCATTAATAGCATCAATTACTATATTGTCAGGAGTTTCTTCTTCTTTAGACAGAGCAGCGTCAACTTGTTTTTTGATTTGCTTTTCGACTTCTTCATTTGCTTCAAGAATATTTTTAAAAGCTTTCCTACCTTTGCGGTCTTCTATAACTTTACCATATTTTTCAAAGCCGTTTACGATTTGTCCCACTTCTGCGTCTTTTGGCGGCACCAAACCATATAGTTCATTATTAGCTAATTTATATTTTGGAAATATCTGGTCTTCGATGATTTGGTCTCTGCTTATTACAGTATAACTTTCTCCGCTTTCTTCAATAAAATGCTTGATCCAGCTTGTTTTACCGACAGCAGGAGGACCAACAAGAACAAAGAATTTTTTTGTTGTGTCTTGTTCTTTTTTCTTTTCTTCAAAAAGCCACTTATAAAATTTTTCTTTGTTCATTGTTTTTACCACTTACGGCATGACCAATAGCGCGCCTTTGTTCTTGGACCTGGGTTGTCACAATTATGACGGGCGCGGAAGCTTTTGCGGCGTTTTGGATTGCTTTTTTTAATCTTCATGTTTGGATCACCAAAATTGACTTTTTTAACATTACCAGTCGATGGATCACGAACATAGACTTTAAACTTTTTAACGTCACCACGCATTGGCTTACCTAATGGAACAGTTCTGCCCTGATATTTTGCTTCTTCCAGCTTATCTGGGCAGCCACATGTTAAATCCTCATACAAACATCCTTCGCAAACTGGTGTTCCGTCTTCTAATACGGCGGTTTCGTCGCCAATCTGTTCTACAATAAGCGCTTCTTGAATTGATTCTACGATTATTTTTGTCAACTCTTCTTTTAAAATTTTCATTTTTATTCCTCTTTTTTCTTCTTTTTCCAAGAAACTCTCATAGGACCGCGTTTTTTTCTGGTTCCAGTTCTGGTACAAGCAGAAGGAGTTGGACGACATGCTGGGTATTTGCTTCGCTTTTCACCAGCTTGTCTACCGCATGTTTTACAAGTTTTACGCCCTGTCTTTGGATTTGTACGACAGGTATTACAATCTACCCAGCCTTTGCTTTTGCCTTTACCGCCTTTACGGGCGAACCAACCATGCAAACCTTGGGATTTTTCTTTATCAAAAGTACCCTCTTCTAATAGTTCATCGATGTCAAGCTCAAAATTCTCGTTTGTTTTCTTTTTACGTACTTTTACTTTTGTTTTTTTACGCTTACGACCAACCTTGCCTTTTCGGCAGCGAACTATATAACCAGAAGCGTATGCACTTGGGAACACATCATATTTTTGTTTAGCTTGATAATAACAACGATCCTTTTTTTCGTATAAAAGCGATTCATCAAGACCTTCTGCGAGATATTCATCAAAATATTTTACACTTTCGCCTTCTTCTTCCGCACAATCTTCGCATTGGCACCCGCAATGATCTTCTTTAAAAATACTAAAGCCTGGTTTTTCGTAGCCGCTTGGTAGACGATCTTCGGGTCTTTCTTCTTCCAGCGCGTGTCTTGGTAAAGCAGAACTTGCCCTAAAAGGATCACCAGCAGGTCCAATAACATTATCAGGAGTAGTTAGACCAAATCCGCTAATCTTGCTTTGTGTGTTAAATTCCACATCGGTTGTATCAACTGGTGGGCTATTTCTTGAGTGATTTATTTTGATCTTAATCATACAAATAAGTAGTTTACATAACGCAAAACGGGAGGCATTTCTGCCTCCCGCTTATTATACATGAAATCTTGTTTTAGTTTATTTTAATGTTTACTGTTTTCTTTTCTGGAGTTGTTTTTGGGATTGTCACAAGCAGCAGACCATTTTCTAACTTTGCCGAGATGTTGTTGATGTCCGTATCTTCTCTTAAAGAGAAGTGGACTGCTGTATTCTTAACAAATTTTGATTTCTTAGATGGTTTTGCTTCTATCTTTAAGAAGTCTCCTTCTACATTTATATTAAGCTCTTCTTTTGTTGCTCCAACTAATGGCATTTCAATAATATAAGCATCTTTTGTAGAGTAAGTGTGGTAAGTATCAGAAATCATCTCTGGGTGGATAAATTCGCCCATGATATCATTGAACAATCTTTCATATGGATTACGTAGTGTCATTTTTTTCTCCTTATGGTTAAGAGCGGTTTTCCCACTGACAATCATAAGATAAGACATACATTTTTGCTGTCAAGGGACTAATTTAGCGAACAGCTAAAATTATACTTAAATAATAAGTATTCTTTTTTCATTTCTAAAGAAAAATATAAGTCTTGCATATATTGCAATTGATCTTTAGTAAATAAAACATCTTTTATGTTATTTTTTACAGTGACTTGTATCTCTTCTTCTGAAGGATTGTTAATCTTGTCATCCAAAAATTCTTTATAAGTATCGACTAATAAAAATATTTCAATAAAGTCTGGTAGGCTGCTATCGTACCAATCTTCTATATCGATTTCTTGCACCAATTCTTTAACTTTATCAGATAGTATATGGTACGTTTTGTCTACTTCCGTGACTATATCCATGTATTTTTCAAATACAATAGTATAATATTTTACTGCTGTTTTTTTCTTTTTAGATGGAGGCATTACATACGTTCTCCTTCGCCCCAGAAATTTTCGTTTTTTCTTTCATCAGTAATTAATTCAACTACTATAATTTCTTGACCAAATTTATTAATTTTGTTAAATTTATGTAGTTGTAGATTTCCGTATTTTTTCTTACCTTTTTTATTAATAGCTATAGAATTAAGATAATTTACGCATCTTTTAACTATTTCACTATCATGCCATCTTAGAATTTTATATTTTTCTAAGTCGGCTTTTATATAAGCACCAACAACCCATCTATTTTTTCCAAAACCATCAATAGAATAAATACTGGTCATATAGCGCCCTTCTTTTTTTTCTCCTGTTGGGGCATGAGAAAATTGAGATATTGGCATAAATTCGCATTCTATAACAGAATCCACGTCAGCTGGTGGCTCAACAAAAGTTTCTTCTTTTTTAATTTCTACTGGACTTACGAACACGACACCACTATTTTTATTTTTTGGTGGTCTTCCAAGTCTCTTGCCGTTTTTACTTAGTCTGATTGCCATGCATTCCCTCGTTTAGTTTTGAAGCAATTCCTTTTATATCTCCAACTACCACAAATTCTTCGCCCATATTACCGCGATTTATTAAAACTCTTGTAAATTTTTGGTCTTTCTCAAAGCCTTCTGGTAAATGCTTTTTTACATTTAACTCTACATACTGCAAATCTTCTTTCAAGACTACTACGTGATATGGGTTAATATAAACTTGTGAAACATAATATTTTTTATGTCCCTGTGAGTTGTTAAAATTTACAATTTCTTCATTAACTGTAACTAACTTGATCAGCATCTTTTTCCTCTAAATTATAGATCCATCTGTCATATACGTAAATAATTTTATCTCCATAAATCAATTTTGAAACACTATCATTAAATTTTTCAACAAAAATTGCAACTGATGGCTTTTTTATTTCTTCAAAAAAAAGTAATGACATCTCTGTTTTATCTTTGTCGCGTAGCTGATATGCAATAACTCCTTGAGGCAATTTAACTACATCTCCTCTATTCGGCTGAAGACTTAGCATCCTCTTTCCCTTTATTGTTTGTTTTATACTTTACGAGACCATCAATCACATCATAACAGTCTTCTAAGTTCGAGTCAAGAAGAGCCATTTTTTTTCTTAATTTATCAATTTTATCAAGCTGTAGTAAGAGATCTTGAGATTTTGAAGTTTGTTCCGCGATTTCTGCTGTTTCTTTAGCTGTAATATTTAATTCTTCGCAAACTTCTTTCAATATAGAAGCTATTTTTAGATGTACTTTATCTATTGGCACCGTGATTTTTATTTTTGCATTCATTTATTTTCTCCAAATAAAAAGGACAGATTTTCATCTGTCCTTCAATCTATCACAAGAATTTAAAAAAGTAAAGCTATGGAATAACTTTAAAAAAAGACTGCATTAAGGAAGCCAAAACACCACCGCCGACAAGCCACAGTATTTTACTATATGTTTCCTGAGAATTCTTAAGAAGGGCTAAATCTTCTATAAGATTTTTAGGCATTGATTGCTCTAAAACAGTTAATCTTTTTTCTTGAGAAGAGACAGCCGTGCTTATTGTTTCTACTGTTTTTTCTAATTTTTCAATAGAATCATAAATTTGTTCCATCTTTACTACAATCGTATGTGTATTAACTTTTAACTCATTCAAGCTTTGATTTAATTCTATTACTTTCTCATCTGATAATGGCATCGGGTGCTCCTCGCGGTTTGTAATAATAAATAGTATTAAGTATCAACAATTGCATGCGAGGTAGTTAATAATGTTGAGGCAGCCGAAACCGCATTTTGCAACGCACAACGAGTTACTTTTGCTGGATCTATGACCCCTGCCGTATCCATATTTACATATTCACCAGTTGAAAAATTACGCCCACTCCAGATGTCATCACCGCATTTATTTAATACTGTATCGACAACAACATCTGGCTTATCACCACAATTCTCAGAAAGCTTACGGATAGGTTCTTCACAGGCTCTCTGAACGATCTTAAGACCAAACCGTTCATCGCTGTTGTCTACTGTTACTTCTTCTTCTAAATTCTTGGATAGCTTTAAAAGCGCAACGCCGCCGCCTGGTAAAATACCTTCTTGTTGCGCTGATTTAACAGCTTCAAGGGCATCTTCAACGCGGTGTTTACGCTCCACCATGTCTACTTCAGTCGTACCGCCCACACGAATTATGGCGACCCCGCTGGCGAGTCTGGTAATTCTTTCTTGGATGCGCTCGCACTCCGCGAGGTCTTCGGTCTGCAAAATTTCCTGCTTTAATCTCTCAATATGGCGCTCGACTTCCTCATAATTACCACCACCGCCGACGATTGTAGTGTGCAACTTTAATGATTCTACAGTCTTAGCTGTTCCTAAATCTTTTAATTTTGCATCACGTAATGGTCTTCCACTTTCGCGTGTAATGAATGTGGCACCAGTTGCAAGGGCTAAATCTTTCATAATATTTCTACGCTCCTCGCCATACTTAGGAGCTTTAATAACGCCGATCTTCATACTACCACGAACAGCATTTAAGATCAAGGCTGCAAGAGCTTGACCTTCTACGTTTTCAGCGATTATAACGAATGGCTTCTTTTCTCTTGCCATAATCTCTAAAACAGGAAAAAGATCATCTAAATTATCTATGCTATGGTCTGTAATAAGAAGCCGCGCATCATCAAATCGCATTACGGCTCTTGTTTCATCGGTAACAAATTGTGGCGATAAATAGCCAGAATTAACTTGGAAACCTTCAACTATATCTAAACTGGTTTCAACACTCTTTCCAGCCTCAATAGTGATCGCTCCATCCTTACCCACTTTATCAACTGCTGTCGCAATTAGTTTACCAATCTTTTTATCGCCGTTAGCCGATATTGTGGCAACATGCTCAATGTTCTCTAAGCTTGCAACTGGTCTTGCATTTTCCTCAATCTTTTTTACAATATATTCAACAGCAGCATCCATGCCACGTTTTAGATCTGTTGGAGACGCTCCTGCAATAATGTATTTCTGGGCTTCGTTCATAATAGAACGAGCCAACACGGTAGCAGTAGTTGTTCCATCGCCAGCTTCTTGAGCTGTTACAGCAGAGGCTTGTTTTAGAACTTGTGCGCCTACGTTTTCAAAAGGATCTTGTAGCTCAACTGCATGTGCTACGGTAACACCATCTTTTGTGATTATTGGATTACGACCTTTTAAATGAATTACTACGTTCTTGCCTTTGGGACCGAGAGTCGCAGAAACTGCATCTGCTAATTTATTTACACCTGTTAAAATTTTTGTATTAAGAGACAAACCATTATCATATACTTTCACGAATACACCAGACCTTTCTTATCGGGTTTTGATCTTCAGATCGTTCATTGAGGATGATAACATATTGTTCTGAAACTTTAAACCATGAATTGTAAGCGGCTCCAATCCTGGTATGTCAATTATAATTTTTGCTCCATCCGCCATAATAATATCTTTCTTACTTAATCCAGATATTTTTTCTATATCTGGTTGCCTATATTTTTTTTCTTCTACTCTCAATCCGTCGACATCTGATACAAGCACAAAAAGTTTTTGATATTCTTTTCGCTCTTCTTTTGAGCCGAGCTGTGCTTCGTTTACCATCGCGACAAGATCCTTTAATTTCATTTTCCTTAAATTACTTATAAAAACATCTCTGATCTGCTCGTATACTTCTTCCATAGCCTCTTTGTATAGATCTTTTTTATTTTCTTTAGCTTTTTCCATCCAACTTGGCGGTTCAAAATTATCTTTTTTTGGATTATACGAACGACCTAATTTTTTAGCAAATATTTGTCTTCCAACAATCCACCAAGGTTTGCCAGAAGGATTTTTAACAAGGTTATCTTCTTCTTCATCGCCATACCCTATATTTTTATTATAAGTAAAGCGTATTTCTCTTCCCTCTTCTGTTACTAACTTTATTGAGAGCCCGTATTTTGCTCCATCTTCATTAGTTAAAATTAAATCAGCTTTGGAGTTTTTGCTTCCTAAAGATTCAGAAGAGATTATTTTCCCAGTTTTTTCTTCTATCATTTTTTTGCTGTTTAATGCAATCTGTAAAACATCAGCAAATTCATCTTTAAGCTTTTGTTTTACGTCTTGCTTAGACGCTTCTGGCGGTAGGTTTAACCTATTCTTCAATTCGTCGGTTATTTTACCAGTTAAAACAAGTCCGACAACATGCTCAAGAGCAAGACCCTCTCTTGAACCTATATCATATTTATAAACAATATAAACTCTTCCACTGCCGTCAGAATAGCTTACTTCAGTACATTCTATAGAAGAATCAAATTTAGGAATGACTCTATCCTGTAAAGAGATCCCCGCACTTTTAATAGCATTTTTAATACTATTCCTGGCTTTTTCTATATTTTCTTTATCCTCAAATCTAACAACTAAAGCCATGTCACTTTTATTTGAAGGAGTTATGGAAACTATTTTTAGTTTCTCTTCGTCAAGTTTTGATAAAGAGCTATTGATAAAAGACATTAGTTCTTCTTGTCTTTCTAATTCTTCTTCAAGCGCAATCTGCGTTAATTCAAGTAAAAATTTTTTAAAGTTTTTAGTCATAAATTTTTATACCATTTTGAAAGATATTTTTCCTCTTATTCTTGTAGCACTATAGTTTTTAGCTGCATCAAGTTTTATAGAGCCTTTAAAAACTGGCGGATATCTAACTTCAAAATTAACAAACTCACAATCAGCTTTTTTATCTCCAGTTAATTTTATACTTGAGTTAATCTGCACCATATTTGATTTACTTAATAAGTTTCTGATACCTTGATCGAAACTTGGGTCAGAATTAATTCTGAGAACGACCTGTTTTGCAATTGCAGAAATAACATGTAATTTTGGTTCATATCCTGGCTCTGCTGTCGTCATTTCGTCTGGCGAAGTCCCTTTAAATGTTCTTGAAATTTCTTTGAGATTTTCTGTTAGGCTTATTTCTTTTTTAAAGTTTGCCAAATTTAATCTTTCGCTCTCTTTAATTTTTTTTAAAACAGTTATGTCATCACTTTTAAGTAAACCTATATTTTTACCTAATATCACAGGTCCATCAAACCAGTCGTTATCAGATATTATTTCAAGAGTTTGTGACAATAGCGGATATTTTTCCAAAAAATCTTTATAATTCTTTTGATCGTTTTTTTTCAAATTTTTTAGTATATCATTGAATGTTGTAATAGTAGAAGCCGCTCCAGAACCAGCTTTTGAACTTATTTTTACTTCTGTTCCGTCTGCATGAACTAATTTTGAATCAACTAATCTTTCATTTGGGCTTATGTTAAAAGCAATTTTCATAGAAGAATAATTTTTTCCTTTTAATAAAACACTTTCGCTTTGCTGTCTATCACCAGTAGACAACCAACCAGTAACTAAAGAAATTGGAGCCAATATTTCACTAAGATATTTATCATAAGCTGGTGCGTACTGTGCGCCGTTTTTTAGGACGTTATCACCTTTTATATTGTTTACAGAATTATTAATAATTTTTTCTATATGACCATAAGCTTCTGCCGACAAAGCCCCAGAAGACAATAAAGTATTAGCTTTTGCTAAAATATGATCCTTTAATTTTTTAACGTTTCTAACTTTTTCATCACCAACTAAATCAGTTGGTTTTATTGGCAAACTTTCCAAAGATGATGTAGAGATTTTTCCGTCCTTAGCGCTTCTATAATATCCAGTATCAAGCTTAAAATTTTTCTCAGCCCATTTTTCTTTACCATCGGCTGGCGTTGAAGCAAAATACTTAACAAAGCCTATTTTTTTTGCATTTTCGTCGTTAAAAACAACAATCATTGCAGCCCTATTAGGCATATTAACAATTTTTTCTAACTCTATTTGTTCCTGCTGTGAAACAGCCTCAACTGCCTCTTGTGCCTCTTCTTTAGAAGGAAAAGACCCTCCACCATCTGGTAAAATTATGGCATTAGAAAATGTTATAGCTCTATTTTGTTCATTTTGAAACAGATCACCAGGTGTTCTAAAAGGCATACCTCTGCCTTCTAAAATTGTTTTTTCTCTTAGTTTCTTTAAGAAAGTTTTTGTTAATGCTTCTCTTAGGAGCTTTGTCCCAAGTACACCGTCCGTTTCATAATATATCTCTTCAAGCTTTAACTCAAGATCTTTCTTCGCCATTATACCACCTCGTCTGCAATACCATACTTAACAGCCTCTTCCGCTGAGAGATAAATATTAACGTGTTTTTGCAAAAGCTTATTAATGCTTGTTTGAGTCATTTTTGTTTCTGCAATAAGGGCATCGATGTACTTTTTTTGCGTCCACTTAATTTCCTCTAACTCATTTTCAAGATTATGAAGTGGTCCTTCATTACCTGCTAATACTGAATGAATCATGACCCGACAATGTTTTCCGATTTTGCGCTTTCCCTTTGTCCCAGCAGCAAGCAACAAAACGCCAGCACTCATTACTTTTCCTAAACCAATTGTATGAATTTCGCAATCCTTGCGTACTTGCCGCATCACATCATAAATCGCAAACATGTCTGATGCAGAACCGCCATGAGTTGAAAGATAAAATTCAAAAGGCTCATATAGTTGTTTTTTGCTTTTTCCTTTAGCTTGCGTATCATCTGGTAGTTTTCCATATTCCCTAAGCGTTAGCATTCCATAGATTATTTCACCAGCCTTTTCTTCATCAACATCGCCTATAAGACCAATTGTTCTCATTACTACTTTTTGTTCTTCACTTGGCAATACAATAAGCTGTGGTTGTTCGACTGATTCTTGTTCTTGCTCGGTTTTTACATTAGCCATTTTTCTTTGCTCTTTTCTTTCTTGTTTTACAAGAATGTTGAATTATTTTTTCCTTACCAGATCTGTATTTAAGTTCCACTACTTTAATTGGGCACTTTTTAGCCCATTCAACCCACTCTTTTTCTGATTTAAAGGTTTTAGTCAAAATCTTAATTTCTGTTTTATCTTTTATATTCCACCCGTAACCATTTTCTTGCCATTCTTTAAATAGTTTTGAGAAAGTTGTTTTGTCGCCGTGTTTTATATCGTTTACTTGAATTTTGTATTCATATGTATTCGCATCATTCCGCCAAGCATATGCATCCATTTTCATTTTCTTTTCCTTTTCACCTTTATACTACCATCTTCCCAGTACAATGTTATCTCATCTTTTAAGTGCTTTTCTACTTCACGAATATAATATATTATTTTTTCTTTTTCTTTGACATTTTCTAATGCCCATATTAACACAGAATTAGCTACGAAAATTTTTTGACAATTTATTAAATTGCCATCAATAGTCTTATAGCTTTTTAAAATCCTCTTAATCTGTGTCTCTATATCCATCTTGTTTTTTTGTATCCGCTAAAAGCCTTTCAATATATTTAGTCGCTTGCTTCCAGTTTTTATACTCCGTTTTATAGCCAAGCACTTCATTTATGTTTTTAACCCACTCATCTCCAAATTGTTCAAATTTTTTTTCAGTTGAGTACAAAATTTTTTCATAATCTTTTCTAAATTGTGGATCAGTCTCGGAAGCCTTTTCGTATATAATTTCTAACACTTTTAGTGTCTGATATTTGTAAGATTCAGAGTATGCCATACCGATTAGAAATCTATGTTCCATGTCTTTTAGCATCTGCTTTCTATCATTCTCATTTTTTCCAATATTATATAACATCCAAAAAATTACAACGCATAAAAATACTATCAATTCCTGCATTTTCACCTCCGATAATAAAAAACCCGCCCCTTATAACGGAGCGGGTCTGTATTATGACTATAACATAGCTCTTATTCTTCTACAACTTCTTTTAATAACGGAGCTACCATTTCTTCTGGGAGATTCGCCATAAAAGCTTCTAACGCTGCTTTTGGAATATTTTGCTCCTCTAATACTTCAAGGAAGTCGATAAGAGCGTCTTTAGAAACGCTGCTTTCGCCACTTTGATAGACAGAAGAATAGCTTTCAATTAAAGTATCCATCTCCTCTTCCTCATTGGCGATATTTTCCATCTCTTCTGCTATAATTTGTCTTAGCTGACCTTTTGTGATTTGCATTTTATTTTCCCTTATAGTAAAACACCGACACACCATTAGAGATATGTCGGTGCCTTATATTTATATGGTAATCTTAATTAACCTTTTTTATTTCCGCCTTGAACAGCTAAGTTTTTCTTACCGTGTGAAACGATATGTTCAGCTGATGCTGAGACTGTTTGTAGTTCGTGACCTTTTTCGCCCTTGCCTTGTTTCCATTTCATGCTCTTCTTTTCATCGGTTCCAAAAGCTTTTGAACCGGGACCATGTCCTTTTGCAACGCCAGCTGCTGATGCGTTTGGCATTGTTGATTTTGGGGCTGGTGCGTTAGCTTCTTCTAATTTATTTTTTGCAGCAGCTGCCTTTTTCTTCATCATTTCTTTTTTCTTCTTGGCTTCTTCTGCCTTCTTTTTCTTTTCTGCTGCTGACATTTTGCTCTTCTTGGCTTCTGCAATTAAGCGAGCAGTAACGCGAGCAAGAATAGTCTCTATCAACTTTGACTCTTCAAGTTTTTCGCTTTCTTCTACTTCCTCTGCTTCATCTAATTCTTCTTCACCTTCTTCTTCACCTTCTTCTTCACCTTCTTCAGAAGCTTCTTCACCTTCTTCGCCTTCTTCTTCACTTGGCTCTTGTTCTGGTGCTGCTGCTTCTGGTTCTTCTTCTACTGAAAATTCGCTTTCCTTGCCCAAAGCGCTTAATACAGCTTTTGCGACTTTCATAGCTAACTCATCGCTTACTTCTTCGCCAGCTCCTTCCGCTGCTTCGTCGCCTAATTTCATTGTTTCTTCTTCGCCGCCAGCATCATCTAATTCTGGCATTTGGTCTTCTTCTTCCATTCCTGCCGTATAGCCTTCGCTTCTTGGAAGTACGGCGCTTGTTGCTTCGGTGTCGCCTTGAATACGGTTGATAGCTTCGCTTTCTTCTTTAACAAGTTCCTTGCCGATTGCTGGGATGTTGGCAAGTTTCATAAAACGACGGATTTCTGATTCAGTTAGTAAACTTTTCTTATTGCTCATTTGTTATCTCCTAAAAGATTGTTAAAATTTAAAATAAATAGTAACTCGTAAATTAAAAAGACTTTTTATAACATTATAAATAGTTGGAATCGTTCATTTGATCTTTAATTTTTTCTAAAACATCTTCTTCTATCTGTTTTACTCGTACAAAACTGCACCCGATCCTTTTTGATACTTCTCGCAAGGTCATACTACCATGCTTTTGAACTGCAATATGTGTACAATTTAGGTCTTCTTCGTAATTAATCCAGCTGCGACAATCGCTATTTGGACATGATTCTTCTAATGTTTTGCACGCTTCAACACATGTTGTAAACTTATATTCACTCATTATTATCATCCATTTCTATTTGGTCATAAATATCTGTTATTTCTTCTTCACTTAAACCGAACCACTCTTCTTGTTCTGTGGCAAGTTTTTCATCTTTTTTCATTTTTTTCAAAGAGCGCTTTCCGAGCTTTTCTGCATTTAATTCTTTTATTAACTCTCGCATATGCGTATTATCCTCGATGTATGCTTTTATGAGCATTTTAAAGAATGTTTGTTGTGGGACTTCATCATGGCGAAGTTTAATACGCATATCCGCATGAGCGGTGGAATTAATATAGAAAGTATATCTTTTCCATCCAGTATCCATTATCTGTGTCCAAATGGAGTTTTTGAAAGAATGTGTGTTGAGCTTTCATGCTGACCAGCGGAGGTTTGGCGAATAAATTCAGATCTACTCTGTAAACCACTAATAGTCACAGCACCAGTATATGATAGCCCGCTTTTAATATTTCCCACCAGATCATTAAAAATAAATTCTACTGGTCCTTTATACGGAACCATAGTAGAAATTCCTTCTGGTGCTGAAGACTTGCCGCGCCATTCCTCTTGCGCTTCACGGCTTGCCATGCCGCGATAAGACTTCATCTTAGTGCCATGCAAAACAGATTCAATAACTTCGCCAGGAGATTCATCTGTTCCAGCAAGAATAGAACCTAACATTACAAAGTCTGCTCCAGCGGCTAAAGCTTTAACGATATCGCCAGCATTTTTGATACCGCCATCAGCAATAAGTTTAGCTGAAGTGGCGACTTCAGCGCATTCCATAATCGCGCTAACGTTTGGAACGCCATGCCCTGTTTGAATGCGAGTAGAGCAAATAGAGCCTCCACCGATTCCTACACGGATTGAATCTGCACCCCATGATTGCAAAGCTTCAAATGCCTCGGCGGTGGCAACATTCCCTGCCATAATATGTAAAAATGGGAAAGCAGCGCGAATTTTAGTAATTGCGTCATAAACCATTTTGTGATGTCCATGAGCAACATCAATACAGATGAAGTCAACCCCAGCGTTCTTTAGTCTTGTCACTCTTTCTAAGAAATCGCCAGTTGTTCCAACAGCAGCGCCAACGCGCTCACCAACTCTTTTAACGCTCCTAACAATTTCACATTGTTGTTCAATTGTATTGTATCTATGAATTACTGCTACGCCACCTAATTGCGACAGTTTAATTGCCATATTTTCACCGCTTACTGTATCCATTGGGCTGGCAATGATTGGGGTATTAAACTTTAAAGATACATCAAGTTCACTTTCCAAGCTAATATTTGCTCTACTCTCAATATCGGAGAATTTTGGAACGAGTAGTACGTCATCGTAAGTTAGAGCTTCTTTCATTTTTTCCTCTTTTCTTGACACGCAGGACAATATAAATCGACTCTTTTTTGCGATTCAAAGACTTCAACATACCAAGTCATCGCGTGCTCTCTACTCTTTTTATCAAATCTTGAGTCACAAGTCAAGCACTTCTCTGGGATGGAAAGCATTAGGCTCGCTTTTTGTGCCGTTTCTTTACCCATCATTTTTTCTGCCGCTCTACGCTCTTTTCTATTCATTTTACACCGCTTGATCCAAATCCACCGCTTCCACGTGTTCCCTGATCGTTGAATTCTTCAACTCTTACTAATGAGCTTTCATATACCCTTTGCACAGTAAACTGTGCTAATTTGTCATGATGATTTATTGTAATAATATCGTTTGTGCCGTTATGCACAACAACACCCCAAGGACCAGTATAAAAAGAATCTACAAGACCAAGGATAACAAACTTTCCCTTACTATTCATTCCGCTACGACCACGAATATCACATGCCCATCCTTTTGGTGGCATAATGGCTAAACCAGTTGGTACGATTTTTGTTTGTCCTGGGTTGATGTCAATTCCTTTATCTGGGCAATCAGCAAAAAGATCCCAAGCAGCATCTTCTGCATGCGCTTTCTGCGGGGCTTTAGCTGTTTCTGTCAGGGGCTTCCATTGTAATTTTACTGTTTCTGGGAACATAATCGTTGTCATATTTTCTCCTAATAAAGCTTGTCAGCTTTGTTTTCCATTTCATGTGCTAAACGCCTAAGCATATTAGCTGTGTCTACCAGCACTCTTTTGGCACCAAGGGCGTGTTCTTCTTGCTTGTCGAGCACTCCAAGATGGATTTGGACGCCATCTTTTTCAAGTATCATGTGTGTTCTTGATACTACACTACTATCGGTATTGATGGCAACATCTTCGTGAACTAATTTCCAATTCATTTTTGTTTCCTCATTAAAGCATTATAGCCTTTAATCAACTCGCTTCTTAGTATTTTTTTAAATCCCATAAAGTGTATCATTTTATCTTTGCTTGCTCTTGGATTAATTTGTTCTGGTGAAACAGGATGCGTATTAGCAAATCTACTACTCAATGGTAACATATATGGGTAATCTTTTTTTAAGAATTCTATAAAAAGTTTTTGATCTCCTCCATAGTTATAAACACCATTTAAGTTTTCCAATTTGCCTATCTCATGTACGATCTTCATTAAGAGATCATAATTTTTCTGGGTGTTTTTGAACATCATAAAACCAGAGTTAAACAACCAGCCAGAGGGATCTCTGAATATCGCCACATCATCTTCAAAAATATTCTTAAAATCTTCTCCAATTAAAATATCACCGTCAATCCATCCAATAAACTCATGATCTTTCATGTGTTTCAATAACACAAACGGCTTCGTCCAAGACCCAGACATTCTTTTTAGCAATTCTGGCACTTTTCTATAGACATACAGCGTATGGTCATTTTTTTGACAAAATGATTTGATAGATTCTTCAGAAGTAGCACCATATTCTTTAATTTCGTCGGTATATAGCATTACCAATGCTTTAGTTTTATTTGGATTAATAATTTCAAAATCTAATTTAGAATCTAAATTTTCTTGTTTTATCTCTTTGGCAGCACAACAGGCTTCAGCAAAAAAAAGACCTTTTTCTTCTGTAAGGACACTATCTGTAGATAGCACTAAACTTTCCTCTATTTGGCTATAATCGTTGCACATGCCAATTCTTAAACAAAAATATTGATCATTTTCTCTATATGAATGTGGTATTATATACTTTTCTGGTATGTCTATGTGAATCGGTTCAGTATAAAATTTTCCAAATGTCGTTTTGTCAATATCAAAAGATATTTTTGAAAATAGTTTTATAGTTTCTTCATCGCTTTTGATAACAATAAAATTATCAAATGAATAATTTTTTTCTTTTTGAAACCAAATTTTTGATTTATTAAAATCAAATTTTGTTTTAAATTTATTAAAGTAGCAGCTTGAGTCTATAAAAATAAGCGTTTCCCCGAAATTTCTTTGTAACTCCTGAAGTATAAAACTATACTTCAGTGCAGCGCTTGGAGAAGCTCTGAATTTATTATACTCTATGCCATTGTTAGCACAAAATTTTTTATGATTTTTTTCTACTAATTTTAGATCATCCGCGTAGTGAATACTAAATAATTTCAATTCATTCTCCGTTCGTCATTTCATCGAAATAAGCAATTAAAAATAGAACTGCTCCAAACAAAATTGTTAGAGGAATAAAAAGGTTTATTTCTGCTTTTCTTTCTTCTAAGTATTCTTTAGTGTGAGGTGTAAAATATAAGTTCTTTATCATCTGTAGCAGAAGCATAAAATTTACAGCAAAATAGGACACAACATAAGCATTCATACTTTTACCCCAATAGTTTGAAATTATACTTGATGCTGCGGGTCGAGAAGCCCCAGTCATCATGCTGTAGTTTACCAAGGTACGGACGGTTTGTCCAGACCTTATCTTTTTTCGGATCAATTCCCCAACACTTGATATTTGTCAATTTATTTGTTGTGTCTGTAACCTCTAAGATCCAGTAAATTTTACCATTCTTTGTTTTCTTCTCTGTAACGTTTCGCGGAATAAACCAAGCTAATTCTCCAAGTTCTGGATCGTATTCACCAATTGCTGGAATATACTTTTCTTCCAATCTTTTAAGAATTTGTGGGTCCATAACAAGATTTACAGGATACATACCTGACAAGGATGTTAGATTATCAATCTTTTCCTCTAATGTAAAGTCACCTTCTGGTTTATATTTTTCAATGTTTTCCTCAAGCTTCTTTGGTGTTTTTGGACGATCAACAACACAAGCTGACCAAAAGTGCTTTAAGCCAGTAAATCGCTTATCGACCAAACAATCAAGGGCTTCACTTCGTGTTAGCGAATCAAGAGCTTTTTTGTTTAGCTTGCTATATGTAACTTCTGGATGGAACAGCAGATGCTCCGCGTTTTTAAATGGACGATATTTCATAATCTGCTCAACCGCAGTTTCACCAAGACCCTTAATTGAGGATAGCGGTTGAATCAAAATTTTGGGGTCTTTTGCATCAACTTCCCACTTGACCCCAGAACTATTAATGTCCACCTTTCTTATCGTGTATCCAAATGATTTAGCAGACGCGATTGCAGCCTCTTTACGATCTTCGGGTTCCTTATCCAAGAATGCTGCGAGCCATTCAGCAGGGTAATAGTGAAAAAGATAGGCACACTGGTAAGATAGAATGGAATAGCACACAGCATGGCTAAGGTTGAAGCCGTAACCAGAGAAGAATTCCATAGTTTTCCAGAGATTGATCGCATCAACTTCTGCGATTCCTTTTTCTTTGCATCCTTCGACAAATTTTCCATATAGTTTCTCCTTAACAGCAGCTTCCTTACCTGTTCCTTTTTTAGTTAGAACTTTACGTAATTCATTGCCTTCATCAAGCGAAATATCCTTTCCAAGCTTATGAGCAAGCAAGCTCAATTGCTCTTGGAAGACAATAAACCCATATGTTTCTTCCGTTACTTCACGAACAAGATCGTGCATATAAAGAACGCTGCTTGGATCCTTTTTTGCTTCAACATATTTTGTATGCACGTTTGCAGATAATGGACCAGGACGATAAATAGATGTGATGGCAGCAATATCTACAATATTTTCTGGTTTGGCATCCATACAGAATTTCTTAGCACCATTATTTGTGAACTGGAATGTTCCACAGAAATTACCATTTTGGAATACGCTTTCGTAAACAGCCTTATCGTTCAGATTAATCTTTTCTGGACTTAGATGCTCGTCGTAATATTTCTTAATATCTTTGAACGTTGGTTCTTTGATGCCGTGATGACGTTTTAAAATATGTTCAATACAAGTTTCAACCATTCGCAACGAAGCCAAACCAAGAACGTCAAACTTAATAAAGCCCAATGGCTCCAAATGACGTACAGTTTGTCCTTCGGTCCAAGGAGTTTGAATTACACCACCACTGTTAATGAGCGGCATTCTTTGATTTAGATTGTCGGCAAATAGCACACCGCCAGCGTGTCTTGAAATTGAACGAATCTGTCCTTGCAAGTTTTCAACGTGCGTTGCGACGTGCGGATATTTTCCAAGGAATGAAACAAGCGATGGTGAATGCTCTTTTAGCTCTTCCCAAGTTGGGTTATAAACACCAGCTGTAATATTGTGCAGACGCTTGCAAACTGGCGTTGCTTCATTCAACATTTTGCTTGTTACTTCGTTTACTTCTTGGAAGTTAATATCATAGAGCTTAGAAATATCCTTGATGAGCGAACGAATTTGTAGAGTATTGTAGTTTGAGATCGGAACAACACAATCCTCACCAAATTCTTTAATCATTGTTTCTTTGATTTCCATTGGATCGGAAACGTCAAAGTCAATATCAGGATAATCCTTAGCATTCTTACGAATGAATCGTGAGAACTGGAGTTTATACTTAATTGGGTCAACCTCAGTAATATTCAACAAATAAGAAACAAGCGAACCAGCGCCTGATCCACGACCAGCTCCACACAATTGCTTTTCTTTTGACTTGTCGGCAATAGTCTTCATTGTAAGGAAGTATTTTGAGAAACCACGATCTTTAATCGTGTGTAATTCTTCCTTTAAGCGAGCAACATATTCGCTATCCTTATGAAGATTATGCTTTTTTAGATTATCAATAGCGATCTTCACAAGCATATCATCAGCAGTTTCGCCTTCTGGAACTACGAACGACGGAAGTTTGATGGTTGTGTCTGGCGTATAGCTTTCAATTCTCGTTGCTGCAATTTCTGACGTTCTCTCAATGCTTTCAGCAATAAGCTTATCGTCATAAGAAAAGCCAAGTTTTTTAGAAGTAAGCTTATAGAATTCATATAATTGATCACCATTTTTTGGATAAAGCTGATATGCCATTTCTTCCAAAGAAACAGGAAGATTTCCAATGCTCAGTTCATCCTTATTCTTTCCAAGCCAACCAAGCATTTTATAGATCTCACGATCCTTCCAAAGATCGGGAGAAGGATAATGAGCATCGCAGGTTGTGACCAACTTAAATCCATATTGCTTTGACAGCTGGATAATAAATTGATTGATCCTATGTTGGTCTGGATTCATAGCCCATTGCAGTTCGCCATAAAAGCGATCACCAAAGATTTCCATCATTTGCTTGACAGTTTGTTCCATTGCGGCAAGAACCGCTGAATCGCCATTGTCACGATTACGCCAGTAATCATTGCCAAGGATACCGCCAATACAGGCTGTAGAAGCAATGATTCCATCAGAATATCGCTTAAGTAGCTCGTAGTCCATACGGGGAAAACGATAGAAGTTATCGCCACGATAGGAGTCGCTAACCATTTTGAAAAGGTTATTGAGTCCTGTTTGGTTTTGCGCCACAAGGACAAGGTGGCTACGTTGATTAAGTGTTCCATGTTTACCCTTTTTAGTTTCGCTTTCATCTTCCACGACAAGACCAACATCGTCGTCAACTTGTTTTGCAAGTTTAGCATCTTCGTTGTGCTTAACCTTTTCCTTCTTCCATTCTGGGATAGACGGGTGAATATAAGCTTCGATGCCATAAATAACTTTAAAGTCAGTCTTGCCTTCGTCTTTCATTTTCTTAGCTTTCATAAAAGCATAAGAGAACGAATTCATTGAGCCGTGGTTTGTAAACGCCATTCCGTCCAAACCATTGCCATACGCAAAATCAATATGTTCGTCAGGATATCCCATTCCATCAAAAATAGAAAAGGTATCGTGTCCGTGAAGATTTGTAAATTTTAGTGAAGATTTCTTGCGATCAGTCATTTTTTAAATTCCTCTCAAAGTTTTCAACGTCACCAATGGCGGCAAATAATTCCTGAGATGCTTCCGCAATAATATCTCTATCGTGACCATTATTTCTGAGTTTTCTTGCAGCTACAAATAGACGATACAACACATCATTATGTCTGTCAAGACGATCAAAATTATTCTTCAGATCCTCGTACTTCTTCTTCCAGTTTTCCTTCACCATTTATTTCTCTCTCTGTAGGAAATATTCTTCTCTTCTCTCTTATAAAAACTTCTTTATGCTTCTTTAATAGTAGAGCTTGTTCACTTGAAGTATATTTGCAATAATTTGCCCACGAACCGATGTCGTAGAACCAAGGTAACTCTACCACAGAACCATTAGAGATGTCAAGTGGCTCGAATATTTCTTGCAGAGTAAATTCTCTTGCATCCCGTTCTTTTCTCTTCTCCCAATCTTCTATATTCTTCTTTTTTACTATATCTCTACATTTTTTATAGTCTCCTGCGCTGAACAGAAATGGTATATGCAACCCGTCCTTAACATTTTTGCCGCCATATGAGAAGATCGTTGGTACTTCTCCAGTAAAAAACTTCTCCCTATTCTCCTTTATAAATTCAACCGATGTGATTCCATATGGAAACGCACAAAAATATCGTGTTGGTGCAACCCATTTACTAATAAAACAGCAAACACGGAAAGCAACATCTGCTCCGTGTAAAACGCTCCATCCTAAACTATCGCGCCTGTCATAATCTTTTGGTAGGATTGGAACATAGAAAATTGGTATTTCTTTGCGTCTTGCAAAGTGAAATTGTTCCGATCCTGGAATTGAATTAGGATCAATTACTATATCACCAAGTCTATGACGAACTAATGGCGTTGTTCCTTTATGACCAACAATCCAAATTGTATCGCAACCAGCAACGGCGCATTGATAAACCGCTTGCTCAATTGCTAAATAATCTGGAGCAACTGGAATTAGTGCATCGTGCCAAGGCATTTGGAAATCAAGAGCCTTTCCGCCAATTGGAACGATTCCAGCAATATGATCAATTTTGTTGTACT